TCGCTCGGCATGGTGGCCGAGGCCGGCGACGTATTCGATCTGATCGACTGACGATCGGAGGCCGACGCGCGTCACGCGATCGGTCTAGAGCCCCGAATAACGAAAAAGAACGGGGCCGGCGAACGGCCGCGCGCGCTCGACTCGGATCATTTTGCTCGACGGTGGTGGATGATCGCACTTATTCGTCTTCGTCGTGACCGTCGCATTCGAAGCAGTAGCAACAGTAGGCCTCGCCCGAGGGCAGGAAGCCCGAGACGGGCCAGTGAGATGCCTCGCTCCCGCAAGTCGCGCAAGCGTCGACCTTCTTTTTCTTTGCGGTTCGGCGACTCACGATTCGCTCGCACCCACCAGGAGTCCGCGATCGACGATCTCGTAGGAGATCGGTGCCTTGAACTTCTCGGCCGCCTCGGGCGAGCATCTGACGACGTCGACCCGATTCGCATCGGCGTACGCCTGGAACAGTGCGACGAAGAACGATTCCGCGTCCCACCGTTCCGGAATGGTGACTCTCACTTCCAGGGTCTTCTTTTCGTTTTTCATGCGGACACCCTATCGCCCCACCTTGCCTATTGCAACCCATAACGAGTGATGCGAGTCACATATTGTGGGGTTGCAACCCACAAGGATGCTCGGTAGTTTGTCGGGCATGAAACACACAACCGTAACCTCGCTGGCCGAACTCGGTTCGGTCCACGGGAGAGACGCGATCGTCGTCGTCAAAGTCGGCCTCGCGACCAACACCGTCACGAAGCACAGCGGAGAGGCGATCCGTCTCGAGCTGACGCGCGACAAGGACAAGAGGACGAAGGTGAAGACCTTCCGCATGCATACCGCACTGCCGCACAGCCTCCGTTGGCTGGCTACGGTCACGGGAGACCGAAAGCTCGTCGGCCTGGTTGCCGAGCTTCTGGAGGGAGACCGCTGATGGGCTCGCTCTACGCCGAGGGCCTCGCCGAATCGGTGGAGGACTCCATGATCGATCTGCGCCAAGCGATCCTGATTCACTTGTCGTCCAACCACTATCCGCCGGTGCACCCGTCGTTCGTCGACGTCGCTCTCCGGGCGATAGAGGCGGCCTCGCATGGGCGCGCGGACGAGGACATCCTGATGCCCAACGGCCTGACCAGGTCGGCCTACTTCATCATGGAGGGACTGCATCTGTGGTCGTTCCTGCCCGAGGGAGACGACGAATGAACGAGCCCGAGACCGTGAAAGAAGTGCGACGCCTGCTCTGGCAGGCCAAGCAACTCGTGGAGGAGCTCATGGAGAAGGATCCCCTCATGGCACCCAACTCGAAGGCCTACGGAGAGTGGGAGGCCATCCACGGAAGCATCGTGGACACCGACCAGCTGATCCTGGACATGGACGCGCGGATCTGGGAGGCGAAGTGAGGGTCTCGGAGATCATCGCCGAGCTCGCGCGTCGCTACGACCCGGAGGACGAACTCATCATCGCATGGTGGGATTCGTCCCTGTTCGAGCGCTACGACCCGGACGAGGACGAGTTCCATCCGATCGATCGCGCGACGTGGATGCGGATCGGTGCGAAGGCCGAGCGAGACCTGGCCGAGACGATCGGAGAGACGGTGTTCAACTACGTTCAATCCATCGTCGAGGAGGAGACCGAGGTAAACGAAGCGACGGTGGAGGATGACTCCCGTCACGAGTAACAAGGTTGCAACCGCCAAGGTGCGCCGTTAGATTCCAAACAAAGAAGGAGGCTTATGCCTACGAAAAAGAAAACAACCACAAAGCGGGTTCGCAAGCGAACCGCGAAGAAGAAGAGGACTCCGAGGTCCGACTTCGCGCGGATCATGGCCGGCCTGGAGAAGGGCGTGCAGCCCATCAAGAAAACCAAGGAGTCGCAGTACGTCGTCGAGATGTCCTTCGTCTCCGACCGACGGCTCAGCGACAAGGAGCTCGGCGCGATCCGAGGTCAACTGGCGCTGATCGTCGAGGAACCGAGCGACGAATGGGCGACCAAGGTTCCCGAGGATCACATGGCGTTCTCGACCAAGGACGTTCGGGTCGGCCTGCGCGTCTCTCGCCAAAGGAAGAAGTGACGATGGGTTACTACGTCAATACCACCGATTGCAGGATCCTCGTCAAGAGGGAGAACGCCGACAAGGCGCTCCTCGCCCTCGTCAAGTTCAACGACGAGAACGACGAAAAGAAGAACGGCGGCAGTTTCGGGCCCGACGGCGCGAAGGAGAAATGGTTCTCCTGGATGCCCAAGGACTTCCGGGAGTTCGACACGTTCGGGAAGTTTCTCTCCTCTTTGGGTTTCTCGTATTTCGAGAACGAAGAAATGGATTACGTCCTGACGGGCTACTCCGACAAGGCGGGCCAGGAGGACCTCCTCCTGGAGGCGATCGCCTCTTTCATCGAGGACGGATCGTTCGCCGAATGGTCGGGCGAGGACGGAGAGCGCTGGCGCTGGGATTTCAAGGGCGGAAAAATGACGATCAGAAACGGCGTCGTCACGTGGTCCGACGAGACGTACACGCCGTCGGAATCGTTCCGCATGCTGCAGGCGGAGCTGGAAGCGGTCAAGAAGGCGATCGGAGAATTCGAATGACCGACGTCCCGGCGTTCCTCGGCCTCGTATTCGTAATCATGCTCTTCGCGTGCGTCGGATGAAAGAGACGGTGGAGGAAGATACGATGAAGCACATGCAAGCTAGAACGTATACCAGAGAACAAAGGCTCGCCCACAAATCGGTAGTCGGAAAGGTCGGAACGATCTCGATCGACGAACTCGAGGTGGCGGTAAAGGTCCACAAAGAGCGTTTCCGTTACGGCCGCCTGGACGTACTCGTGCGTCCGATAGTCGGCAGCGGAACCAAGTGGGTGGAGTTCCACAAGATCAAGATCGAGAGGAGTCGATGATGGAGTTCTGGATTCATCAGAACGCGGTCATAGCGATCGTCGTCGCGACGGCGGTAATCGCCGTGGCGCGCGCGTTCGCTTTCCGCGCCCCCAAGCGCAAATCGAGCTGATTCGAGTACCGAATCGCCCGAGGTATCGGTTCCGATACCGAAACGGCCCCCGAGCGATACCGAAAGGTATCCCGGGGGTCTTTTTTCGTCCCGGAACGAGATCCGGATCGTACCTACCGCGCGCAAGACCGTTACTCGAGTACCGTCCGAAGCCCCGCACGCACCCGCCCGTTCGGCCGAAGCGAAACGCGCAAATTCTTCAGCCCCGACCCGTTTCCCGTGGCCCGCGAGCGACCGCGCAAACGAATCGGGGCCGGAAAACGACCGAAAAATACGGGGCCGGAGACCGAAACTCGCGCGCCCAACGGACTTTGACAACGACGGTGGCGGATGACTCGTCGGGCGGAGGTCCCCGGCGAGGAAGAAAGGAGAAAAGACCCCGCCGGGGACGCGACCCCAAGGAAAAGGGGGGTGACCCGGGGCGCCGTAAATAATAGCAAAGGACGACGGCGGTGGAAGAACCATTGACTTGACGTGCGCAGCGCCTCCGCGCTAGATAAGACGTAAAAAGTCGTCGGTAGTAACTACCTCCTCTCGTGGACGACGAGTAGCGGGGTCGGTGAGCAGTCGTGATCGAACGAACGAAGGTTCGTCCGATTACGACGTAAGGAATCGTTTACGAATCGATTCTTTATGAGTGACTGCTCCGGTACGTATTCTCTACAAAGGGTTCGTACGAGGCGTTCGTAAGAAGTTCGTGGGACTCTGCGCGAAAACGGCCGATCCGAACCCCTTGACCGCGCGATCGGCGGCCGATACGATGTTTCCGTGCAAGAAGAGCTCTTCTCCGATTCCTCCCCGGTTCCCGTGCGCAAGCCGCGATCCAAGCGGGAGAAAGCGGATTCGGTGCCGCCCGACGACGTCGCGACGGTATGGAACGAGTGGATCGTCGTTCATCGCGAGGGAACCAGGAAGCCGGCCTTCACCGAGGACAGGAGGATTCTCGTGGCCTGCGCGATCCACGACTTCGGCGTTCACGCCTGCATCGAGGCGATTCATGGCTGCAAGATGAGTCCGTTCCACCAGGGCGACAACGATCGCGGCCGAAAATACGACGACGTCGGATTGATACTGCGCAACGCCGAGAAGGTGGAGCGCTTCTGCGAGATTTACAGGGAGAACAGGAACAGACCGACGGGAGCGGACTTCTGATGGAGAGGGACAACGTCGGAAAGGTCGTCGTGGCCTTCTACAACTCCTGGAACGAGCGAATTCCGAAGGGTTCGGAGTGGGACGAGACGCTGGACACCTGGGAGAAGTTCCTCTCGGACGTCACCGTGGAGGAGGCGCGCCTCGCCTACAGGAAGCTGACGGCGCTCGATTCTCAATGGTTGCCTCGTCCCGCGACGGTACGGCGCACCGCTCTCTCCTATCGCCTGGGAGCCCCTCCGAAGGAGTGGGAGGCGTGGGCGCAGCTCAGGAGACTCTCGGAGGCCTCCCATACGGGTACGGCGTCGTCCGAGAAGCTCCACGACGTCGTACGCAAGACTCTCTCGTCCCTGGGAGGCAGAGAGGCGCTCGAGCTGCACACCAACGGCGATCGCGAGCTCTTCTTCCGCGCCTACAGGGACGCTCTCGCCGAATGGGAGACGGAGGCGTACGGTCTTCCCCGCAAGGGAGAGTAGCCGCGATAGTCTTCGCCCGTGGCGAACCGACGCGGAGGACGCCCCGTAAAGAGGGCCGAGGGAGAATGGGCGACGATAACCGTCCGCGTGCCCGCTTGGTTCAAGAACCATCTCAACGAAGTGGCCGAGGGCTACGACATGTCGTTGACCGAGTATCTGAAGACCCTCGTTCTGCGCGATGCCCCTAAAGCCGAATGAACCCAGGAGCGACGACGAGCTCCACCAGATCTGCGTACGGATACCCGGATGGTTGAAGGGCAGGATGCTGAGGATCTGCGAGAGAGAGGGCCTCTCGATCAACGCCTTCGTCTCCAACGCGATACGAGAGGCCGAGCGCGAGGACAGGGGACTTCCGTCTCCTCCCGAGGGCAAACCCGTACCCACGCTCGCCGACGTGCTCGGCTCTTACGCCACCGGGGAGCGGATACTGCGGCCCTGCGGTAAGACGAGGTGCGACATGCGCCTGGTCGTATTGGACGGCGCCGAGTTCTGCGACGTCTGCGGGGTGCGCACCAAATGAGTCGGATAAATTCTCGCGCGCACGCGTAGTCTCAATTTTTTTAGTCTCGCATAAATTAGATCGCGCACGCGTAGTTCAGAATTTTTTTTTCGTACGATTATTCGGCCGCTTTATTTCGTAGCCGGTTTTGTATTCGGCAACTACAAAATTCATCGTCGGCGAAAACGGGGAGGCATCGGGGGCCCTTCCCGCCTTTTTCTCGCCTCTCTCACGTACAGCGGAGCCCTCATCGCCGACTCGGGAATCCTCTCCCCCGCCTCTGGATCGGGATGCGGCACCCACTCCCTCGTCTCGTCGTCCCATGCGTACCAGCCCGCGTACGGCGACTTCCCCTCGTTCGTCGTACTCACGCGCTAGACACTACTCGGGTCGCCCCCGCCGGGGTTCGGGTCTTTCCCGGCGGGGACACCTCAATCTCCCCACATCTGACTGAGCGTCGGTCTCTTCGGCGAGATCTTCCTTCGCTTCTGCTCCGCCGCCAATTGTCTCGACGTCAATCCCGCCCACACGCCGTGCATGTCGGCGGCCGGAAACTCCAGCGCGTACTCCAGGCATTTCTTTCGAACGGTGCAGTTCGCGCACATCTCGCGAGCCTCCTGGATGTAGCTAATATCCTTGTGCCCCTTGGGAAACATCTTGTCAGTTTGGTTCTTGCACCTCGCTCGATCCATCCACTCGTACCTTGGTATAGCGAACGCACCGGACGAGTTCGCCGCTAGATTTGTCCCAATTTTCTTCGGCCTCTTCGTTTCCTTCTCCACGTCGTTTTCCTCCCCGTGAACGAGGGAACGAGTCCCCCTCTCGGGAGCCATGCTGCCAAATGGCTAAGAAGAAATCGGTTATCTAGCGGAGCGCTTGTTTTTGGTCGCTACTTTTTTGGGCGTCTTTTTCTTGGCGACCTTACCTTTTTTCGGCTGCTCCTGTACCGTCACGTGAAACGGCGCTCCCGTACCCGGATCGAACTTGCTCGCGACCGAGAGGGCCTTCATCACGGCGTTCCTGGCCGAGAGCACCGACTTGCCCCATCCCGTCGCGGTAAGAGCTCCCATCGCATAGGCGCTACCGCTACCGATGGCGTACAGGCCCGAGGCCTCGGTGATCCAGCTGTAGTCCCCGTCCACCGAGTAGGCCTTGCCGTTCACCGCCACTATGAGTTCGCTCTCGAACTCGGCCTTCCCGGGGTACTCCCTTTGCACCGGTGCGTATCCGGACTTCTCCAACACCTCCCGTAGGGCGGGTATGAAATCAGTGGAGACGAACTTGTCGAGCGACGATCCGGAGAGCGTAGGTCTCGGTATCGGAGGAGAGAAGTTGTGAGACAGCACGTTGATGGCCCTCAGGTCTCCCGCCGCTCCCAATAGCCAGGGTCCGTTCTGGACGACCTTCTTCTGGCTGTCCGACAGTACGTGGGTCTCGGATCTACCCTCGTCGTCGACGTTGGAGATACGGGAGTCCCATCCCAATACGCACCATCCGTCTCCTTGTACGGCGATTACGGTCGTCATCGGTGTTTTCTCTCTCCTAGTGGGAGTTTGCTAGCCGGGATTGGGGAACCATGGAGGGAAAACGGGGCGCTTGGTCGCCCGTGTCTTCGACTCCCCCCGAATTGTACGTCCGAATTCACTCCGACGAAAGATCGCAAACGAAAGACCAGGCCGCTCGCTCTTGGTCGCCCTCGGCCGCGGCGACTATCCGACCGGTAGCGGAGTGAACGAAATAGCCGTAGTAGTCCTTCTCCTGGCCTTTGAAGGGGCTTCGTGCCGACTTGTATTCCCAGCCGGCCGCCTGCAATAACTTCAGGTATGCGCCCATCTTTCGTTCAATCCTTTACTTGAGTTTCGGTGCCTTGACGTTCTTTGCGTCGTATTCGATGCCCCTGAAGCGAGTCCAGCCGTCGTAAATGGCCGCAACTTCGTAGGTGAACAAGTTCTTCCCGGTGTCCTCGTAGGTCACCATTCCGATCCCCTGTTGCCAATCCTCCACCACGGTCTTGGGTCGTCCCCAAGCGTCCACCCCGCCTTTGGTGGAAGGTACGGCGCCGTCTATGCGCGCCAGCGTCCCCGGGCTGGCGGCCATGATGGTTCTCGCTCCGTCCCAGTCTTGACGGGTACGGTAGGCGAGCTCTATCCTATGGATGTGTCCATAGATGACGGAAAGTTTTTGCTCGTTGAGGTAAATGTGGGCGGTGGATCCGCGAGACCTGACTCGGTTCCCGTGGATGCACGCCAGCTGATTGTTGATGAGATAGTAGCCGGCCGGGTATCCGCTCTCGAAATGGATGCCATATTCCTCCATCCTGCACAACGAAGGAACGGACATGTCCGGCCAGGCCTTCGGGGTGTTCCCCTTGGTGATGCCGAACGCCGCTTTCGCATTGTCAAGGATGTAGTTGGTTAGTCGCTCTTCGTGGTTGCCGGCCAACCATACGATCTTTGCTTTGGGCGCCGCTTGCCTGAGTTCGGCGCATAGCGTCGTCGCCCTGTCTATCGAGGCCTGAGTCGTCAGTGCGAATGCCGGACTGAGCCTGTACTTGCCGAACTCGGGAAGATCCAGGTTGTCGCCCAGCAGAACTATCTGGTTCGGCTGCATGTCCCTGATGATCGAGATAGCTATCGCGATAGCACGCTCGTCGTGAGTCGGCACGAGCTCGCCGTCGGCGTCCCTGAAGTAACCGATTTGTATATCAGGTACTATCACGGCCGTCTTGGCGGTTGATTTCAGTAACTGCTTGACGTTGGACTTTTGTATTTGCACGGACGGTCCCGGCTTGGGTAGTTCCCATTCCGGACCCGTCTCCCACGACGGCGAGAACTGAATTGCTTGAAGGTCGTGAACCTGGAACTCGCCTTCGGCGTCTTTGGTCACCTGTTGGTAGATCGAAACCTTTTTTACCGATCCGATCTCGGCTAGGTCTATGCCCTTCGAGCGAATCATCTCCTCGATGGCGTTGAGCACCTTCTTGGATTTGGCTTCGTTCTCGGATTTTTGCTTCAATCTCTTGACGCCGGCGGTGACTCGTGGATTGACTTTTTTGTCGGTTTTCATAAACCCTCCCTAGGTTTCTTTATTCCGCGAACTTATCGTCGAGACCGCACTTGTCCTCATGGGCACAAGAGCAAACCCTCGCTCGATAGTCGTAGATCGTTTGTCTCGCTACCCTGATACCGGACGACCTCATCTCTCGGATGATGTCGGTAGTCGTCGTAACGTCGTCGTTGAGTACGTCGTACAAACACTTCGCCGTCTCGTCGTCCATCTTCTGGAGTATCTTTGCCATCGGACAAACGATGTGATCTCTGTTCGCTTCCGATTTGGCTCCGACCGCTTTGAGCCTCTCGCCGAGGCGTCCTATATTTGTCGTCTTCTTGACATCTTTGGCCACGTCTTCCCTCCTGTGGATACCTTATACCATGGGCTCACGTTCGCGCAATAGGATTGGCACGTGACGAACGGTGAGTATCGCAAACACGCCATAGACGATGCGCTATTGAAAGCCATACTCGAAGGAGTGGGCGACGGAGACAAGGCCAAGGAATTGACGGCCGCCGTCATGCAGGAGCTGGACAAACATAGGCTTCTCTATTACTCGTCTCCGAACGAGCTGAGTCTCCTCAGTGCGGCCGGGAGGGTGCTCGTGGCTTTGGCGGAAACGCCCGACTCCACCCAGAGGTCGCTGGCGGTATTCCTCGGAGTCAGCGAGGGTGCGATCAGGAAGTCCGTGGATCAACTCGTCGCCGCCGGGGTGGTAGCAAAGACAAAAGTCAAGGGACGAAACATGCTCGTAGTCGTGCCGGAAAAACTCGGTCAGCTGAGTGATATCAAACGCTTTTCCGCCTTGATGGCACTAATACCTCGTGAAGGCAATCACGAACTTTTCTGATAGCGACCCCTACGAGGGTGACTAAAGGGACAGCTCGAGTTCTCTCGCCAACTTCACCAAGTCGTCGTCGGAGTCCAGTCGGACGTGGAAAGCTATCCGTTTCGCCAACAGCCTCACCGCCCATTTGAGCTTGGCGTTTTCGTCCCTGAGTGCCTCGTTCTCCTCCTTGGCGGAAAAGAACTTGGCCCACCCGGCCCTGCGCGAGGCCTCCAATCCCTGGATCGGTTTCGTGTACATGGTTCTTCTTTCATTGCGGTGCGAGTGTTACTCCCATGCTGACGGGTGGGTTTGGTTACCGATCAGTAACAAGAGTGACGTCGTGATATCGTGACATCATATGTGACGGCCGACACACCTAAATTGAGTAGCTACAAAAATATTTGATTTAGGGGTTGCAATGACCCAAAGGTGCCGCTAGCTTGTCCCATAACTTACTTAGCCATAGGAGGCAATAGTGTCCGAAAAGAGAAGGATCAAGAGCGCGGCCCAGGCCGCCAAGGCGTTCGCCGAAGCGAAGTCGGCCTACGAAGAAGCGACCAAGGCCAAGAAAGTCGCCGAACTCGAGTTCATGGAGGCGTGCGCCAAGGAGGGCGTTGACGCCGTGGTCATAGGGGACGAGGGCCGAAAGCGCAAGGTCTTCATCCGTTCTTCGGTTCGCAACGACTTCAATCTGGAGAAGCTTCGCAAGCTGGTCAAGCCGGCCGTATTGAAGAAGGTCCTGACCGAGGTCGTGGACCGCAAGAAGATCGCCGGAGCCCTGGAGATGGGGCTCATCGATCAGCATTCCCTCGACAAGGCGACCGAGGTCACCAAGGTCACCTCGGTGATGATCGCCGACTTGGAGACCGAATGAACATCCTCAAGCCGAAGGTCGGGTTACCCCTGGAGCGACAGCGAGCCACGGTCGTCGCATCCACCCCGATCGACAACGGCTGGGTCGTTCTTTGCATCAGGTGGCAAGAGTTCCAGCCGTACGTGGTCTGGGACTCGTGGATTTCCGATGGTGAGCTGGTGTTCGGTAACGGACACTATTCGCACAACATCGGGGACGCCGTGTACAAGTACTCGGTGCGAGGCGGTTACGTCTCGGTAATAAGCAACGCAATAACAATCAACGAACAGGAGCAATGAACCATGAAGAAAGTAAAGCAAGTTGAGACCGAGGTGGCGCGCCGCATGAAGGTAGCTCGCATCAACCGCAATCTCACCCAGGGCGAACTCGCCAAGAAAGCCGGCGTGGATCGCAAGACCATCAACCGCATCGAGAACAACCACTTCTCGCCGAACGTGGAGACCCTCGTCAGGGTCTGCTCGGTCCTCAACGTGAAGATCTCGGCGTTCCTCCGCGGAATCTGATGGAGTGGGTCGCTTTGGCGTTCGTCGTCGGCTTGTTTTGCTGCGTCGGCTGAACGCTCGGGTCGTTTGCGCGACGCTGGGATAAGGGCGGTCGTCGCAACGAAAGTGGGCCCGGGGGAATCCCCTCTCTATTCCTCCCGGGCCTGCTTTGATCTTACACGGACGTAATTAGGTCCTCGTAGCTCAGTCGGATAGAGCGACGGTTTCCTAAACCGCAGGTCGCAGGTTCGATTCCTGCCGAGGACGCATATAGCGGATCGTTTATATCGCTACTTTCGTAGTCGTATGACTACTTTTGTACTCGTGGGTGATATCATCGTCGCCGTAATTCCAGGGGCTGCAAGGTTTCGACGACCAGGCAACCGACGGAGACGCGACACGGGCCGTTCGAACCCGCAAAACTCGGGCAAAAATACGACTGCCAACACGCAGTTCGCTCTCGCGGCCTAGACCGTGAGAGACATCGTGGGTAGCGATACCGCACGGGGCCGATCCACCGCAGCCCGGCAACAGAAGCGGAGGATGACGGCGGGAAAGCACGCTGGCATCGGGGAAGACCGATGACGTTTCGGAAAGACGAGGCGACGCTCTTTCAAGGGCAACCGACCGATCGGTGGCGACGGCGTTAGCGCCAGTATCGGGATTGTCGTATCGGCTTTGCGGGTGATTGTTCGGACGGGGGTTCGATTCCCCCCAGCTCCACTTAGTCCTTGTTCAAGTGGGACAAGATGAATTTGACGTGGGCGTTTCCGTCCTCGTCCACGGCGGTTATCTCGGCTTTCGTGAGGTCTAGGATACCCCTGGCCAAGTCCCCCAGCCTTAGAAACAGTTCTTTATTGTCGTCGTCCTTGCCCTCGGGGTCAAACGACATCTCGAAGAGTGCGTCCTGAATTTGCTCGATTACGTAGATTCTTGCTTGATCGTTCGTGATGGCCATTGACAGATGCTAACACGTGTGTTATGCTGCCCGTAGGCAAAAAACCATATCCACACAAGGAGGATACGAACATGTCATCAGCGCCTGTGACAATCACCGGAAATCTCACCGCGGATCCGGAGGTGAGGTACTTCGACTCGGGGGCGGCAAAGCTGACCTTCTCCGTCGCAGTGAACAACTACTGGACCGACGCCAAAGGCGAGAAGCAGGAGAAGACTTCGTTCTTCAACGTCATCGCCTGGAGGAATCTCGCCGAAGACGGATCTTCGGTTCTCACCAAGGGAATCCGCGTCACCGTTAGCGGAAGACTCGAGCAGGAGTCTTGGGACGACAAGGAAACGGGCAAGAAGCGTTCCGCCGTCCACGTTCTCGCAGACGAGATCGGTATCTCCGTGAGGAACATCGAGAGCTTCGAGCGCAAGCAGAAAGCCCAGACCGAAGGCGGCGCACAGTCGCCCAAGTCGCGCCCACAGGTCAAGGCCGTCGCCAAGGTCGGCGGGCCGAGGCAAGATGCTTTTGAGGGCGAGGAGCCCTTCTGACCCTCACCTTCGGCAGTCTTTTCGCCGGCGTCGGTGGCTTCGATCTCGGATTCGAAGCCGCCGGCTGGCGCTGTCGTTGGCAGGTGGAGTGGGACGAACAGTGTCAGCGAATTCTTCGCAAGCACTGGCCGGACATTCCCAAGCATTACGACGTGCGAGACGTCAAGGGCTACGAAATAGAACCGGTTGACTGCATCAATTTCGGGTCTCCGTGCCAAGATCTTTCCGTCGCCGGAAAGAGGGCAGGACTCACCGGTTCGCGGTCCGGTTTGTTCCATGAAGCAATGCGAATAATCAGGGAGATGCGAGATGCAACAAACGGAGCTTTTCCAAGGCTCGCCATATGGGAGAACGTCCCAGGAGCCCTCACTTCCAACAAGGGAGCTGACTTCGGGGTCGTCCTCGACGAAATGGCTGAATCAGGGGCTGTGGCGATCGAATGGGCAGTCCTGGATGCGCAGTACTTCGGAGTCCCCCAACGGCGACGACGCGTCTTCGTCTGTGCTCTCTTCGATACTGGCGCCGCAGAACGAAGTCCCACCCCGGTATTACCTGTCCGCGAGGGCGTGCGCAGGCATTCTCAGAAGGGCAATAAGAAGAAACAAGACGCTTCCCGAGAGGTTGAAGCAAGCATTGTGGGCGGTAGTGGAGAAGGAACCGGAGTGGGCGGCGACGGTTCTCAGCTCGACTTCGGAGCAGTCTCAGGAGACTCATCCTTCCGAATGAGAGGTTTCGGGGATTACGTTTCGGACGAGACGGCGTCCTCGATCAAAGCCAGGGACGGCAAGGACGCAACGGATCTCGTAGTTTCCGATGCGTCCTCGTTTACGGCGACAAGTTTCGCCAAGTACGTCGAAGGCGTCGGAACCCTCAGGGCCGCCGGCGGAGACCTCGGGGGAGGGAGCGAGACTCTCGTAACCTACGAGAAAGAAGAGGCCATGGTCTTCCATCCGCACAGGCAAGACGGAGTAAGGATGCAGGGAGACACAGTGAACACTCTCACCGCCTTCATGGGTACGGGTGGACTGAACACCCCGATGGTCGCACAAGCTATCGGTTTTTCTCATACTCAATGTCTGGATGCTCAGCCTTCGGAGGTGGCTTTCCCGACGCTTAGGACGGGCGGAGCGGGTCACGCCGTCGCGCACGTGGACATGAACGATGGTTTGGCCATGACTCTCAGGTCCGGTGGCGACGGAGGAGTTCCTTCGTCGCGCGGCGAGAACCTCGTCATAGAACCGCAGGCATACGACGAATACAATGACAAGATCAGCGACAACGGGATTCACCACTCCCTGAGGGCCGGCACGAAACAGTCGAACGGAGTGATTCAGAACATGGTCGTTAGGCGCCTGATGCCCTCGGAGTGCGAGGCTCTCATGGGGTGGCCGAAGGATCACACGAGATGGACGGACGACGGAAAAGAATTGAGCGATACGCATAGGTACAAGCAATGCGGCAACGGCGTCGCAGCCCCAGTGGCGCAATGGATCGCCGAGAAATACGGAGAAGTTCTTGCTGGATAGCGATATCAAGACCAAGTCATGGAACGAATCCGCATTGAACGCTCTTTTGCAGTTCCTTCCGAACGAGCACGCCCAATATCAATGCAGTGGATTCGTATTGTCTCACTGGATGCCAATGCTGACGATTCCGGAAGGCGAAGGCTTGGGTCGCCTCGCTCGCCTCAGGGCGTCGGTGGACGGCCTGATAGCGCTTCAGTTCTCTCCGGACGGCAAAATATACGACATCCCCGAGAGCTACAACAGGGACTTGATCATCTCGGCATGGAGAATGGTCGGTTTTTACGGAAGGGAATTCGGGGCGTACTCTTGTTATTCTTCGGAGCTCGATCTCGGACGAGTGTCCGGTGCGGTCCACAAGATCCTCGTAAAAAAACAAATGGATTACGGACACGAAAATATCAAGAGATTCGGTCGCATAGGTTTGATCGTAAGAATCCAAGATAAAGTGGCCAGGCTGGAAAACTTGATATCCAAGGGAATCGACGAAGACGGGCCGCAGAACGAATCATTGCTCGACAACGTCATAGACGTCATGGGTTATTCGGCGATCGGAATAATGTGGGAAAAAGAGGAATTTCTTCTGCCGCTCGAATGAGGTTCCTTACGGATTGATGGCCTCTTCTATCTTTTCTTTTATGGTTTCGGCCGGAGCCGCTCCGATTATGGAGCCGACGACTTTCCCTCCCGAGAAAATCAGCAGGGTGGGAATACTCATCACGTTGAACCGCCTGGCCAATTCCGGATTGTCGTCGACGTTGGACTTGGCGAATCTCACTCTCCCGCCGTATTCGTCCGACAGATCCTCGAGGATGGGCGCCATATACACGCAGGGCCCGCACCACGGCGCCCAGACGTCCAGAACCAACGGGGTGGGGGAGAGGGTCAAAACCGAGTCAAACTCGTCGCTTGAGATTTCTTGCACAATAAAATTCTAGTGGTCGGTAGTTGCTTTTCGTCGAAAGACCTCATAGGATGCGGTCAACAATTACTTAGGGAGTAGCTACTATGATTTTCATTCCGGGTGAACAGTGGAGGAAAAAGGCGGCTTGTGCCGATATCCCTAGGACTTCGTTCTTTCCGAAAGGAAGGTCCGCATCGAAGGAAGCGTTGGCCGCCTGCGCTCGTTGTGAAGTCGTGAACGAGTGCCTGAAATACGCTTTGGACAATCAGATCGCTTTCGGCATTTGGGGTGGTAAAACCGAGGCTCAGCGAAAGAAAATGGTGGCATGAGCGCCAGGTATCTCTGGCTCGCCGACGATCAGCTGGTTCTGGATTTCCCCTACGACCAGAAAGACGTGGACGCCATAAAGAAAATCGCCGGAGCCAAGTGGGACAAACTGGGCAAGGTTTGGCGAGCCCCGGCCACCAGCGTGCGAGAGATAAGAGATTTCGCCGTACAAAGAAACTTCAAGATCGATCCTTCCGTGTTGAAATTCGACGCACCGAGGAAACTCAACGAACCCACCGGGATAACGTTCGATGATCAATGGATCTATCTCAGTTTCAACTGGGACGAAGTAAAAGTCAGGACCGTCAAAAAAATTCCTGGAGTTACCTGGCACGTCAAAACCAAAGCGTGGAGGGTGCCCAGAAGTTCGGTAAAAGAGGCCATCGGCTGGGCTGAGTCCTTCAGAATGTCGGTTCCCGAAGAGCTCGTTGACGACGCCAAGAATTTCGCCGAGAAAAGCAAGTCCATGAACATCGCATCGCGAGCGGAGACCGCCGACATCAAGATAAAAGGCATTGCGGGGAAAATGATGCCCTATCAGCTCGCAGGAGTATCGTATGCCTCCTCCGTGAAGCGTTGCTTCATCGCCGACGACATGGGTCTCGGAAAAACTTTGCAGGCCATAGCCACCCTCGAGTATTGTTCGGAAAAGGGCGACGACGTGTTCCCTGCGATAATCGTCTGTCCGCCCAACTTGGTTTTGAACTGGAAGGCCGAATACGCAAAATGGGCGCCTCATAGAACCGTCTCCGTCGTTACTGACCGTAAGAATTTTCCTCACGACGAAAAGCACGACGTCGTTGTCGTAGGGTACTCGAACATCAACCATTGGTACAAGGCGATGCTCGATTACAAGAGTCTCGTGTGCGACGAGTCCCATTACCTCAAGAACAAAGAAGCACAACGAAGCAGGGCCGTCGCCAAGATCGCCAAGAAGGTTCAGGACGGAGTCGTACTCTGTCTCACGGGAACTCCGGTAACCAATAGGCCGATGGAGTATGCGAGTCAGCTGCAAATAATCGGACGCATAGACGAGCTCGGCGGCGAGTGGGGTTTTTATCGTCGTTATTGCGCCGCTCACAAGGACAAGTTCGGTCACTGGATTCTCACCGGGGCGTCCAACCTTGAAGAACTCAACGACAAACTTAGGTCGCTGTGTTACATCAGGCGAACCAAGGACCAGGTTCTCACGGAGCTCCCCGACGTCATGCACGACATGTATTACGTCGGTGTCTCCGAGAAGCATGCTTCGGAGTACGCAAAAGCCGAGAGCGACATCGTTGGGTTTCTCGTCGAAAGGGCTAAAGAAATAGCCAAGCAGCTCGGCAAGTCTCCCGGCTCGGCCGCGGTAATGGCCAAAATCAAAGCGGAGTCGAATACCCACCTCGTCAGACTGTCCGTATTGAGGCGCATCGCGGCCAAGGCGAAGATGGAAGCGGTAAAGGAGTGGGTGCAGGCGAACGTCGATTCAGGTCAAAAGGTCGTCGTTGCGGCCCACCATAGAGACGTGGTTGACGAGCTCGCCGAACAGTTCGGCGGACTCAAGATCCAGGGCGGAATGAAAGTCGAGGAGGTTGAGCTGGCCAAAAAGAAGTTCCAGACTCTTTCCGTAGAGGAGGCACCGGTAATGGTTTTGTCCATTCAGGCGGCCAAAACAGGACACACCCTTACCGCCGCTCAAAAGGTATTGTTCGTGGAGCTTCCTTGGACCCCTGCGGACGTGGATCAGCTCTACTCGAGGTGCCACAGGCTCGGGCAAAAAGGCTCCGTCATGGTCACTTACTCGATCGCCAGCGGAACCGTGGATGAGGACATACATTCATTGATCGAGTCAAAGCGCAGCGTCGTCAACGCCGCCGTTGACGGAGCGTCGGATTCCGAGGAAGAAGAAACGGTCGGTCAGCTCGTTTTGGATCTGCTGAAAAAAGGCCTTAGCGTTTGATCAAGATACGCCGTTGATCTGTCCGAGCGTGGCTATGCCGAGCATGTTCGTATAGTCGGTTTTCGCTACGGAAGACTCGAATCGCACGGTTTTGTGCGAGCTATTCAGCGCTTCTTCCACCAGCCTGAGTTTATTTTCCAGCTCGGTTACCCTAGCCAAAAGATCTTCCCGCTCGTAGCGGTCGTTCATTTCGTCTTGAACTCTTCCCACGTTTTGTCTCCTGCGCCGTAGTACTCCCTAGCGTAGCCCGACTGAACTATGTCCGTATTGAGGCATGCCGTTGTGGGGTCGTCTATCTTGTCCGAAGAGTAAATTCTTGCCAAAACCCTGCCGTATTTGTCGTTTTTGTCGGGAATGGTATTGATGAATATCCATTTATGATTGGTTACCCAATCCTGCGTAAACGCCTTTGCTTTTAGCCCCATGGCTTTTTCGGCGGCGTCTTTCGTTCTGGATTCGGGGGTGTTTACTCCGTAAAGTCTCACTCTAATTTTGTGGTGAATGTTGAACCCGAGATCTATCATCAAGTCCAGAGTGTCTCCATCGATCACCTTCAAGACTTGCGCTCCGTACCAAAAGCGTTGCATCATCTACCTTCAAAACCGTCTGTTCGAGGAATGGCTCTTCCCGGCCTTCTAGGTTTGTTCGGGTCCCTAGGGTAACGACCAATTTCAATTGAATTTCCCGGTTGGCCAGAGCGATTTGGATCTCTTGGATACCGACCGATTTGAATTGTCCCCGGGTCGCGCCGGTCGGCGGGATCGGGTTTATCTTTTCCTGGTCTGTTCGGCTCGATGGGGGTCGGGGCAGTTCGTGGTCGTGCGACACTCCTTCCGCGGCCGTCCTCTCCTACGATCAAATTTCCACCTCCGGGACCTCGTGGGTTGACTGGGGTGGGCCTATTTCTGTCGACGCCCGTAACCCTTCCGCTCGAGTCTCTGTTGAGTCGGCCTTCCCTGTCGGATTCACCGCCGGATCTTGCTCGGCTTATGGGGGATGCCGCGGTTTGATTTCTCATGTTGCCGTCGCGCCCGCCTCCACGCGCGTAGAAATCCCTAGTTCTTGCGTCCAGATCTCGCCTATCGGCATTGTTGGCGGCTCTCTGGTCGTCCCTGCGGCGTGCATTTTCGTTTCTGCCTTCGACGGCGGCCCTGCTTTCTCTTTGTCGCTGCAGTTGTTCCGCGATCCATTTCGGATCCCTCGCCGCATCGCTGTTTGCTCCACCTGGTCTGTTCGGATAACGAGATGCAACGTACTGCATTCCTCGTCCCCTGACTATGCCATCCCACTCCTCTTGCGGTTCTTGCCTTGTCGGAGGTTGCGTATATCCCTGCGGTCGGAGTCTTTCAAAACGACTATTTTCGTTGTCCTGAAAGCTTGTGTCCGGTCTTAGTCTTTCCATTCTTCTCTGTTCGTTGTCTTCCCAGCTTGTATCGGGCTTATTTTCGGCGGGAGGAGTGGTTGTCGTTTCTTCCGTGGTTTCTCTGACCGGTTCGCCGGCCCTCATGCGTCTGTCGTATTCCGCGCGGGCCTCTCTTCTGGCTTGACGCTCGTCGTCGCTTCTGTCGGCCATGGCGGCCGTCGGAGTCATTCCTCGCTTGCGCAGTTGATTTCTGACGAATCGTTTTCTATCTTCTTCAACGGTGAAAGCCGATCGCGCATCTTCTCGCGCCACTATTTCCTCGTCGGTTCTGTTTCCTTGACCACCCGGAGTGACTCCTTGACGGTTGAGCTCGGAGCTGACGAACTTTCTGCGTCTTTTCTCAAGGAAAGAATTGTCCATTCTTTCGTAATCTTTTTTGGGTTTTCTTTTTACGGGTTGTTCGTCCGGCGTTCCGTCGAAAATCATGCCGTCGCCGTCCCTGTCGATCATGTCGTCGGCCGATGCTCCCCCGCCGCCGATTGACGCCCCCAAAGCTTTGTACTTAACCGCTTTCTTCTTTCGGGGTCCGGGTTTTTCGTTGTTCGGCGAATATACGCCCTTTACTACTCCGTCCGGTATTACGGCGAACCTGCATTTTCCGCCGTCCTCGACTTGCTGGGCGATGATCTTGCAGACTCCGTTGCCCTCGTACAGTGCGCAATTGGAGCACTTGACTCCGATATGTGCGACCACGTTGTCCTTGGCCTTCTCGTAGCCGGCCCATATTCCGGTTTCGTCCTCGTTGAATTTTCCGTATTTTGAGGCTATGGACACCAATGAATCCGCCAAAGCTTGCTCGTCTGGGGAAAGCTTTGGTTTCGGTGGTTCGGGATTTTTGGCGACAACGACGATTAATTCGCCGGACATCAGCTTCTCCGCCATTTCCATTGGATTCATGCGATCACCATTTCTCGTCGTTTTGTAGGACGAAGTACACGATTATTTTCCCACTAAATTCTTCTTTGTAGAGTAAGCGGATCAAAGAAAAACCCCGAGGGTCTTTCGACCACTCGGGGGTTCTCCTGAGCGAAACGCTCTCCTCTCCCGGTGATTGGACCGGGCCTCCTGGCTATTGGGCCAGGGTCGGAGCTTCGTCGAAGTCGACGAGCACGAACGCCTCGGGGCGCTTCACCGCCAGCGCAAGGCGCTGTTCGGCGAGAACCACGATTGCGTTGCGGACGAAGAAGTCCGAGTGCTGCTCGCTGACTCTGATGCTGGCCTGCTCGCGGTCGTAGAGCTGTGCGCCCGTACCGAAAGCACCGACCAGTGCCTTGCCTTCCTGCATCGCTGGGGTCTCCACGACCGGGATCCTCCAGATGCGCGGTTCGCCACCGAGTGCCACGGACACGGCGACCAGGTACTGGCCGTTGTTGTCCTTGGTCAGCTCGATCTTCTCCCAATCGCTCGGGTGAAGGATGACGCCCGTCGGCTCGTAGTAAGCGAGGAACGACAGGGTCGCGGCGCGACGGATGGCATCGGCCATCGAGTCTGCCACCGGGACGTCGGTCGGGCCGTCGCTCCAGGCGTAGTTCTGGATGCCTGAGGTCTCCATGATGCCTTCGAGGTTCTCGCCGGTGCCATCGCCGCGGAGGATTTGGAAGTCCTCCTGGAGACGGAGACCGTACATGAGCTCGTTGTCGATGATCGAGCGGAGCTGTGGCTCATCGGCGAGGACGTTGCGGTGCGCCGCTTCCCAGTGGGCGAGCGTACGAACCGGTGCCTGCTGACCGACGAACTGGAAGCTCGACTGAGGCTTGGCGCCGAATGTGCCGCCAGAGCGCTCAGCGACCATCGCTGCGTTGTTCGAGGCCGTGGTGCCCGGCGTGGTGAAGCCGAGGTGACGGAAGTACTCGATCACGGCCGCCGTGGTCGAACGCGACGGGAAGAGGTCCCTCACGCGCTTCGTCCTGGTCGGCTGGGTGACCATCGGGTCGCGCTGGATCGTGCCGAACGAGCCGGGCGTACCAGTCGGCAGAGCCGAGTACACGTCCTTCACGCCGTAGCCGCCAGTGAGCGAGCCGTTGTACTGGAACGGTGAGGGCATGTTGGCGCCGTTGCGACCACCGTTGAGGGCCTTGAACTCTGCCGACTCAACGAAGGCCTGACCGACGGTCATCGCCCTTGGTGCCGACGAGACCGACGATGCCGCGACTTCGGCAGCGACCGAGGTGTCGGATGCGACCGAACCCCAATCCTGAACCTTCTTCAGCGACTCGAGGCCCTCGATCAGACCCTTGATCTCGCGGATGTCGGCCATGTTCTTGTCGAACGCCGACTTCTGCTCGGTCGTAACGACGACCGTTCCGTTGTCCACGCGGAAAGAATCCGCAATTTCCTTGTTGTGTTGCATCTTCTCGCGGAGTGCGCCTTGCAATTCGCGGAGTCTGCCTTCGTCGATTGACGACATGTTTGCCTCCCTGGGCATAGTTGTTGCTGTTGTTTTAGACAGCGCCAGGTAAGCACCCGCTGCTTGCGTCTTGTTTAATAATTTACTACGGAAATTAAGTTCGTAGTGTAAGTAGCGTAGCTATGCGACAATGTCAATGATTGCCCCGATTTTGTCGGCGGCGTCGAATTCTTCCTTGAGATCGGTGAGTTTTTTCCTGTTGTCGGGAGTGTCCTTCAATCCGAAAGTCGACAAGGGGAGGTCAAGTGCGGCGGATAGCTGAATCGCTTCCCAGGGGTTCAAGCCTTTTCCTGCTTTCGTGCGATCGAGAATGTCGTTTTCCTGTTTCATTGAGGCTTTCTTCCTATCGGAATGGTTTTTGTCCTTCGTATATCTATCGGTTTATCGTCCGGTCCGACCCTATCCGTGAAAATGTATCTAAACAAACGAGGGTCCATTATGGCCAGCTCAAGTCCGCTGGCGCCCTGCTGCAACCTGCCGACCATGACCGGCTTCATGGGGTCTCTTTCGCTGTCGTAAATGTACAGCTCGTCGAAGTACCCACCGCTCATGAGGTCCGGCAAGATCTGGCTGAGGTTGTTTTGGATCGTTCTGACTATGGTCGGAGCCACGTAGCGACCCGTCCTATTGAATCGTTCTTCGTTTCTCTTCGCTAGAACCTCGTTCGGAGCGAAGAAATAATGGCCGATTACCTTGTAACCCCTGCCTCTCCAGTCGGTGATGTCTTGGTATCCGTCGTTGAATTGTCCGCTCGTGTCGTATACGAGGTCTACTCCGTTCTCCGTTGCCATGCGGGCGACAGCGGCGGCAACCGCTCTGGACTCCTGATGGGTAAAGGAAGCCGCATCTCGCAACCTTTCGGCGAACCAAATACGAGATTCCGGCATAACGATTTTTGCGTCGTCCGGATCGGCGACCATGGCCGTATCGTAATTCGGTATTCCGTTGAGTCCGTTGTTTCGCGCCGAGCTCTTGCCGGTTGCCGTTGCTCCGCCCAAAATGTAAACGGTCGGTTGTGATTCCGGCTGACCTTTAGAACCTTCGACCGCTTTTTGCATGCTTCTTTCGACATAAGGCCTCCACAGGTTCTCCACCCTGTCGCGATCGGTCCATTCCCCGAAAAGTTCACCGGACTTGTTCCAGCCCACGCCGTAGTGCCTGTCCGTCGGAGCACCGCTGCTCAACTGCGAAGCGGTCATCGTGCTTTGAACGTCCATTAGATCCAGGGATCTGGCTAGCGAATCGTCTACGGGGTTTTGATTATTTCCCATTGATGCGGTCGGATCGGAACCGCCGAAGGTCCACTTGCTTCTTGCGGTCCTCGTCCCCCACGGCATCATGGGATGCGGCATGTCGGTGCTAGAAAGGAACGTTTTTTTCCCGGCCGCCTGGCGAATGGTGTTTATGCGAGCTATTAGGTCTTGGTTTCTCACTCGCGCAGCCCTTGCGAGCATGGACAAACGGGAGGCTATCGATAACCTTATTTCACCCATAGGATCGCTGTTCGGATCTACTTGCATCATCGCCACGGCGCGACGCAGCCACTCCGCATGACCGAAAGCAAGTTCGTGTTTGCCGGCGGCTATATCGGAGAGCGGAATCCAATTGGCCGCTCGCGCATCAGATGCGGCGTTGAGATTGGTGTTCCACGGAACTACGAACATTCCTCCTCCGACTCTTACTCCGTTGACGAAACGCGGATCCCAGTCCGGAGCCTCTATGGCCCCCATGTATTCGACTTGAAGAGCGGAATCAAGATCAACGCCCACTTCTTCCATGGTTTCCCGGGTGGCGGTAGTCATCAGTTCTTCGTTGCCGTCCCTAAGTCCGCCGACTAGGGCCATTGCATCCGTGTACGGCCCGCTTTTGCGGGATATCATCGCAACTTGAGCGGTGCTGATGTCGCCGTCCATCATTCTTAGTATCACGGAATCCGCGCCTTCGATGAATTGATCGTCTTTTCGGTAACTCCAGTCGTTGGTGCTCCAAGATACGTCTTCGTCCGTTCCCGTTCCGAGATTTTTTGAAATATTGAAAGGAGATCTCAGCGAGCTGAAATCCGCTGCTTTCTCCAACTCCTGACGCGATGCTTTCGGATCTCCGTAGATGCTGGAGTAGTAGTCTTTTTGGCTCAACTTGGGAGAGCGAGCGTACAGGTCCCTTATCGGCTCCATCATGGATTCGAATCCGTTGCCCATTGACGCGGTCGGTTCGCTTTCCTCGAGTGTCGTTACGTGTTCGTCGTTCCCGAAATACAGCCGCATGTCGTTGAGGATATTCTCCATTCTGCGACGTTCTCTCGGGTCTACCACCAAGGCATCAGCCCTTCGTACTGCATTGTTTATTGCTCCAACCAAATCGAACGGCTCTTGGCCCAGCTCTCCGTAAATCAAAACGGAGTTCGTCGGTCTTACGGCGGTCCACGACAACGGGGATTCTCCGCCTCTCCAGTCGTACTGAGAAATGGTCTTTCGGTCCACCGAGTCGGCGTAAATGTTCATCAATCTTGATACTTCGTCGACCAACTCTCCGTCCGTAGCGTAGGCCGTTCTGACGGATTCACTCCTGTCGGAGTTGAACCAGGCTTTTTGCGCTATGGCGTTTATTCTGGCTCTTTCGGCCTGCTTGTCGATCGCGTTCATTCGCGACCTACCGGACGACATGGAAGCCGTTGGACCCATGTCCCCGGTAACTCTCGCAGAACCAACGGCGCTCATGATCTGGAAAGGTGAGATGCCGGCTTGAGAAAGCAGGTCACCTACACCGTCGTCGTCGCCATCATGAAGGTTGGGGTCGACTATGGCGACTATTAGGTCGCCCATATCCACGAACTCCATGCCCCTACGCGAGGCCGCCAAGATGGCGTTTCTCATCGCCTTGGATGCGGCTTTGCTGAAACCGGTAACTTTCTCGGATTCTTTTCCATCCGACGCGTTCAGTGCCGTCATCATGGCGTTTTGTAGGGATTCGATCGGTATGTCCAGTTTTCGTAGAGCCTGATTCACGGCTCCAGTTCTGTTTCCGGAAGCTATCCGCCAAGCGCCCAACAACAAGTGAGAGGAGTTGAGTTGCTTGTTTCTTCCCTCTTTCGCCTCGTCGTAGCCGTTCACGACAGCCGAAACGGCATCGTTCGTAAAACGACTCATTGCCATTCTGGTCAGAGAGGACATCGATGCGACCGGTCCGTCCGGCCCGTCGTTGGATGAGGTTAGTTCTCCGTTCCCGGTCGTATCCAGCCATTGTTCGAACGTCGGTAGCATTTTGAGTCTTTGCTGATCGCTCAACAACTGATCCTTGATTGGATCCAAAACCTCTCGTTTGTATCTCCCCAATAGTTGGCGCCTTCTCTTCGTTCGCTCGGTTGCGGCTACGAACGGAGAAACCTCGGCGATAGCTTCGCCGATGGTCTTAATCGATCCGAACATGCCCGAGTTGATGTATCCGGCGAATTCGTCCTGCATCTCGTTTCGTTGTTGTTCCAAGAGTCTTTGATAGGCGTCGTAGAACTCTTGAGTTTTCATTACCTGCTCTAGCTCTAGGTCCTCCCCTAATTGACGGTTGAGAATGGATTCCATCATGGAGCCGAACTCTTCCGGTCCCATTCCCTCCATGGCGCCTTCGGCAACGGCGACGTCGCCGAATATTGCTCCCGCTATCGCCGACATGATCGATTGACGTAGTTTCATGCTCGTCATTTCGTTTATTTGCCCGGCATCCTCGAGCTCTTTTAGTAGTCCGCCGAGGGCCATCGCTTCGGCTAGGGTTTTGTCGGCCGAGGCGTTCGGACCGTTGACTATCGTGTCCAAAACTCTCATAAAGGAAGAAATTTTTCTGTAGCCGACCGACTGATTGCTTCTATATTGGGACAAAATTGCAGAAGCAAGTTGCCCCACTGCGTCGGTTACGCCGATTTTTCTGTCAATGTTCGTCATGGCGACCGCAACCTGCGGCCTACTTAGCGCCGCTTCTCCGATAACCGTGAAAGGAAGGCCTTCTATCGTCAGAGCCAGCTCTTGAATTGCTTCTTCGAAAGATTTTCCGACGACCGGATATACGTCGTTCGGATCGTTTACGTTCAGGTACGGGAATATGTTCTTCAATTGATTCAAAACTTCGGGCACCGTTACGGTTCCTTGGGGTATTCCGTTTACCACTAGACCGAGCCACTCGTCCCACTTCTGAACGTCCGGCGTAGGCCACGAGAGGTCCTTTATGTTTTCTCTTACTTTGTCCAGTATTTGCGTGGGGGTTATTTCGTCGTCGCCTTCGAATTCTATTTCTGAAAGATCCGACACGTATTGGGCGAACTCTTCCGGCGACATGTTCAGTATTGTTTCGTCGGACAGTTGTCCGTAGGCTCCGGTCGTCTCCCACCAGTAGCGCCCCGGAGTTTCCGATACGACCTCGTTTATCTTTTCGATCATGTCGTTTTCGTCGTCGGTCAGTTCGGAAACTTCCGGAATTTGGCCAACGAATTTACCCAAGGAGTCGTTCCATCCCGGCTTGTACGGTCGTTCCGAGCCAGGCCCTGCGTAAACGATGTTCGGGCCGTACATGGACCAGAAACCGAAAGAGTCGACTCGCGGTCTGGCGTAGGTCAACCAACCCAAGTTGTTGTCTTGGCCCGTGTAAAACGGCGAAGAATATTCTTCCAATGCCGTTGCTTGAACGGCGCGGCGGTAGAGCGCCGTGGCCAACATGTCAGACATTATTTTCGCCGAAACCATCGCCGAAACGCCGAGCCGTACGGACTTGTTGAATTGATTCATGCCGTCCGCTGCGCTCCCGAAATCCTCCATGGGGAGAGCCGAATTAACGAAGTCGTCGGGATTGAGAATTATTTCCTTCAGTCCTTTGAATATGCTGTCAAAGGCAAAAGCAAAAACTTGATCGTCCATTTCTCTGACGGGAAGCGGATATCGCTCGCCCGGCATCCTGCGAGAACCGGGTTCGTCGGGAAGATTTAACGGCGCAGATTGCATCACGTTGGTGGGCATCATTTCGCCGAAAGTGTCTATTATCGGCGACATCATGGTGTACATGCCGTAGGCCCAATTTGCGAGAATCAGTTGGCGAGGCGTTAGTTCGTCGAGTATCTGACGCGCGGAAACGTCGCCTTGCATCGCCCCCGAAAGCAACAACTGCGAGAACATGGCCTCCCCGGGCATGATGTCAGACAGTTCCGATATGTTGGGAGCTACCGGAAATCCCGTAACCGTAAACTCTATGTCCTGAGACGGGCTTCCGATCACCGTGCTTGAACCGGATCCGTACGTAGCCCTGAGTTGGTTGCGTTCGTCCACTGCCGCCATGATCGGTATGAGTCTTGCCAGCACTTTTTCGTCGCCTTGTTCGAAAAGTGGAGGCGCCGTAGCCAAGTTTGGATTCCGCATCACCTGACGCAATTGCCACAGCTTGAGCCTCAGGTCGTCGTCCATGTCTCTCGGCAACTCCGGTTCGTCCAAAAATCCGGCTTGAATCATGTCCGCCGTGCTGACCCCCTCTCTCGCGGCGTCGGCGATAGCGAGACCGTCCTCGGGATTTCTGAAATATCTGTCGTTCGCTCCGAGTAGCATCATCCTGAGCGTCGGCAAAACTCCCCTGAATACTCCGGTCGAATTGAATTCTTTCTTTACGCTGCTCGGCAACGCAGTGAGCATGAACAAAGGACTAGCGGGGTTTTCCGATCTCGTGGCTATTTCAAATATCTTGAAATCTTTGCCCGTTAGCGATAGGCGTTCTTCGTCGGAGGGATCTCCGGCAATCACTATTTCTTTCGGTTCGTATCCGTCTGTTCCGATGTCCCCGAATATCATTCCGATCAGGCGCTCCGCATCGGTCACGTCCCTGCGAGAGAAATAACCACCCTCGAGTATCAGTGAAGTCCAATCGGACACCGCATCCCTCCACATCGCCATCTTTTTGGCGTTTTTCGGCCCGCCACTAACGCTCAACGAAGACTCTTCGTTCGTTCCATCGAATGGATTGCCAACGTATGCGGGGGGATCAATATCGGGCGGAACCGGCGATCCATCCGGCATTTGCGGAGGATTCGATTTTTCCAACCAGTTTTCCGAAGGTCCGTCCTGCATTCTTGACTCGTCTTTGATTCTCTTGTTCGCCATGGATGCGGTCGGCTCGTCGGAATAAGCGTTTTGTACGTATTCGTCGGCTCCAGAAAGAATGGATTCCAGGCTCTGTGAACCGATGCCGTATTTGCGCATCATCGCTCGCTTGGACATGCCGGATTGATAGTCGTTGATTATCGAGTCGGAGTTCTGGGAAATCCACTGAGGCGAACCGACGGCATCCGGAACGACTCCGGCTTTTCGTAGTTCGTGCAATGAATTTCTGACGGTATTGGAGTTGATTCCCGTTGCACTGACTATTTGCGGTTCGCCATATCCGGATTGCGCCAATAGGGCCACCGCTTCCTTACGGCTGCGCGGAGAATTGTTCGACACGTAGTTCGCGGCCGTCTCTTGGTCTATGAAATCCTCTCCAATCGCGTCGTAGAACCTATTGACCGTGCCGTCGTTCAGCAACTGATTGACCTGACGCGCAACGAAATATCCGTCATCGCCGAGCGATTCGGCGACCGATTGTTCGTCCATTCCCTCGGACAGCATGCGAACTGCCTCCCCCGATCTGTCCCACGTGCTGGCGAGCCAGTAAAAATGCCCCGCATCGATATTCGTCGGAATTGATTCATCTGGCCAAATTTGTTCGGCGGTCTTTCCGAAGGCCTCTGCCACTCTTCTTGATGCGTTTTTGCTCAGTGCTCCGCCGGCGGCGCGAAGATTGCTAACGAGTTCTTGATCCGTGTTCAAGAACCTCGCCAATGCAGAGTCCGACATTTCGTAAATTGCCGGTACCGCATCGGCCAAATCGGCGAATGCGTACGCTCCGCTCGATGAGACGTCGGAAGGTCGCAATCCGTTGGACGAAAACAGCGGACTCATGCCGTCGGATCCGACGAGTTCCCTGCCGAACAAACCGGTAGTCAGTCCGCTTCCCGATATGGCTCTCGCCAATGCTGGGTATGGGCCGTCTAGGGAGCCGAAATCCTCTATTTGTTTTTGCAACTTCGTCAACTCGTTCGCCACGCCCATTTGACCGAGCGAAACTGTGGCCGCCTCCGACATTAACCATCTTTGCCTGTCCCTGTAGGTCATGAAATTCCAGTCGGAAGGCAACGAGGAGGAAAGTTTTGCGATGCGCTTCCTTCTGGACCCGGTCGCGTATACGAGTTTTGCCACGTCGTCCGAAAGACCGAACGCAGTCGCTATGTTCTCCGCCGACATCGGCATTTGTCGATGAAATCCGATTGCTTCGGTTATGGCGGAATTCGCTATGGATAGGTTTTCCGCATCGGGGGTGACCAGATCCATGGCTCCGTCCCCGAACTCCGACAAAAATGGGAATCTATTCAAAGTCATTCTTCTTACCGACTCGGGTGAATAGGCGTCGGCGATTCGAGATGCGAACGAGTGGGCTGACCTGAGTGCGGTTCTCGCCCTAGTCAGCAATGTCTCCGTTGCTATGGCGTCCTCTACGTCTTCTTTGCTTACTCCCAAAATCCTGGAAGCCATGTCCGGGGAGGTGAACAGCACGACGTTGCGAACGTTGTTACTGGCCGACCTGAGCATCGTCAGGGCGGCTTCGACGTCGGCTTCGCTTGCCAGGTTCGTGTCCATAGCCTGAGTCAGTCCGTCGTTTACCGCGTCGTATGCGATTCTTCTGGTCAAGGACGGAAGGGAATCAAGCGCAATATCCGAGAATTTGAGGAATCTTCCTCCCAACTTCGTTCTCGCCAGTGCTTCTGATGCCATGTCGGCGGCCGCGACTATGCTCGCCGAATCAACCGATTGCTCCAGAGCTCGGGGCGTTGATACGTCCAGGGTCGGAAGGATGTCCTCGTTTGTCTCGTTTCGAAGGACCGACATGGCTGTTCTCATGTCGGGGACCGAAACGAACTGCTCTATGTTATTTTCACGACGCATTTTGTTGAGAGATAGAGTTTGTTCTGCGAGTCGTTGCTCGACCGAACTCAACAGAGTCCTCTTCGGAGCGGGCTGCTCTCTTTCCGATCCGATCATCGGATATCTCATCGAGCCGATTCCCATGCTTGCCGTAATGTCGTCGGACTCCAGACCCGTCGGATCGTTGCGCAACATGTTCAATCCGTTAGAAATTCCCCTGATTTGGTTCATGCGATCGTCCATTTCCGACGTCGTCATGTTCACCGCATTCTTGATTTCTTCAACTCTGTTGCGCACTTCCTCCATTTGCGAGTAGACGACCTGTCTGGCCCTGTTGGACGCTTGCGCCATTCGCGACAAATCCGCCGTTTGATTCATCGCCGAAAGCATCGCCGGTTGTATCGCCACGTAGGCGGCCCTAATTCCGTCAACGACTTGTTGCGGCGTCATTCGTCCCGCTTTTAGTTCGGACATCAAGCGCTTTCGTTCGGCATTGAAACCGCTCGACATTACGGCTACGGCCGATGTGAGGGTTTGAATTCTCGCCCTAATTCTGTCTTGGTAGAAACGACTCAGTTCTTTAGACTGATTCTCGAGTTGCCTGAGTTGTTGGTCCAGGTCGAAAAGTTCTCCGGCTATGCCGTTTCTATTGTTTTTGTTGATATCGACCAGCATTGCGACGGTTCGCCGTACCGCCGACTCGTTGAATCGCCTAGCCGCCGCGTCGTTTGCGGAGTCAAGATGGCCCTGCAATGCGGAGGAGCTTATGTTGTTGTCTCTGGCATGTTTTCTGAGTCCGGCGATTATCGCATCGGGATGGAAATTGTCTCCGTCGGATGTTTTTTCGATATCGGCTATTTCGTACGGGTCCAAGAAAGGTGCGGTAGTGAGCGAGGTCCACCATCTCTGCCTTGCGACTTGACTTGCCTTAGCGGTGGAAGAGGCTATTTTTTTCTGCTTTGCCCTTCGTTCATCGCTGACCTGAACTCTGTTCATGACGTCCGAGTTCGGATAGCTATTCAAGGAGGGGAAACCTGGTTGATCGTCGGGATCGGGCGGCAGAGACGCGGCCGCCACTCCTAGTTGCCTGTCGGAAACTTCGTAGGGGAACATATCGGAAATTGCCCGAATGACCCTGTCCAAGTTGAGCGAGGACGGATCGCCCATGACTTGGTCTATGATTCCGGGGCCGAATTTTCTAGAATTCTTTTCGTAATGCTCTCCGCCCAATATTCGTGAGTATCTATTGGCCTGCTCCAGCCAGTCGCCAAAATCGCCGAATCCGTCCTTCACTTGTCGTATCGTTCTGTCTATTTGTTGAACTATTGGGTGCGTACTCGGATCACCTACGAACTGTTCTTCTTCCGACTCCAAGGCTTGATCGTCGGTCTGTCGAGCGATCTCCTCGTCTCTTGCTTCGGGGTAATAGACGAGCTTGCCATTCGACAACGATTGGAAATCCCCAAAACGTATGTCCTGCTCTTCAACCGGATCAAAATCCGGATCGTTGTTCGGATTGGACATTCTGTGAAGCGGCGGTATTTTGCCCAACGACATATGTATCGCGACCAGTTCTTGCATCGTGGAGAGGAACAGCTTGGCCTCGTCGCTTTGGGCTAGTGCGCCAGGATTCGTCGGATCAAAATCGGCCGGAAAGTCGTAGCCGGCTCTGGCCAAAGAACGTTTTGTTGCGGCGACGATATCGTCGAATGCTTCCGTGGCTTTTGCGTATTGGCCCGACGATCTCAGTCTTGAGGCGACCAAGGTCGGCATTCTTCCTCTGCGCGCGTTGAACAGAGCGTCTATTACTAGTCTCGCTTTTATCGCCTCTTTGGCATCGGAAGTTATCGGCCATGCCCCGGTTTCGGTGTAGGAACCGCTTCGTATCCATCCTTCTATTTCGTTTCCAAAAATGGTGCTGGCATCGGTTTCCGACAATGCATCCAATTTGGATTCTTCGTCCGACGGTGGAGTCGGCGGAGCGGGAGCCGCCATGGATGCCGTAATGTCTATTCCGAAAGAGCCCCACAAATCACCGTCATCCGGATCGTCCGTTTCGGTTTGGTCCCCTTGATAGGGCTGAAAATCGTTGAGCGCAGTTTGGGTGCGGGCTTGCCCGGCGACCCTTTCCAGAACACCCATGTCCGGCCCGGATGGCGATTCCGCAGTTAGATCGGCCAGCGCCCTCGTAGCGGCCCGATACTGATCGGAGGGAAGAATTTCCCTTCCTCCACTGACGAAATAATCGACGATGTCGCCGTAAATAACTTTTTCTTCTGGGTTCAACATGAACATATCGGACGACCTGTCCCCAAAAGCCGCGTCCAAAGCCTCCTCTATCATGGAGGCAAGATTCTCCATCGTTTCCCCGTTTATCTCCGCCTTCGACAAGCGTCTTGCGAGGTTGTCCAGACGAGCGTCCAACTGTGACTGAGCCGAAAACTGTTGCCTCTCTTCGTAGGATCTTCTGTCCATGCGTTGAATTATCGACGGAACTATGTAGTTTCGACGCAAATTCTCCAGCTGAAAATCCGACAAGGATTCGATTATTCTTTTTGCGGTTTCGGCGGTCCCGTCGTAGGAGGCGATTAATTCGTTCAACGACAGTACGGTTTTTTCCGTTTCCGTTTCTTCGGAGATCCTGATCGGCTGATAACCCTTTCCGTCCGAAGGCAATGCGTCTATCGTTTCCCGCATCAATTTTCTTCCGCCGTCGGCTTGTTCCTTTGCCAAAGTAGCCGCTTTGAACTTACGAAGAGCCATGACGGCTGCTTCGTCGAGAGATTTCGGCATCATCGACATGATCGAATTACCGGAGGAATCACTACCGAAAGTCCACAACATTCTCATTGTGTCTTCGGTTGTCGTTTCCGGACTGGCCAGTATTTCTTCCACCAGTTGCGACGCCAGTTCCGAATCACCGTCGATTGCCGCACGGGCCAATCGTTTCAGCGAATCCGAAAAATTCTCTTCGGATTCCAGGATGGCCACTCTGTCCGAGAGCGCTTTGCGCTCTTTCGCATCCAGGGCATGAATTTCTGCGTAGCCGAAAAGATTTCGGACTATTCCGGCGAAGTTGACTTTCTTGGCCTCCGCCTCGTACGCTGCTTTTCCGGCCTCGCTTTGTATCGACATTCCATCAAGTCGGGATAGTTGGTCGTCCGTAAGCGCGTCCACGGCGGACGCCAAGGATTCCGGGTCAAGCGGGCTTATCGCATCCACGTAGGAGAGTTGGTCCATGTGTCCAGCCGTCGGAACCCATTCGATGTCCGCTGGCCTCGCCGATATGGTTCGCTTGACTCTCTCCAGGCCCGGCGCAAGTTCTTCCGCTAGGGCCTCCCTTGTCGCCTCTGCCGTTTCGGGGGCCGATAGCAGTTCGAGTAATTGTCGTCTATCGAGCGAAAGGATCTCCATCGCGGCTTTTGCTTTTGAGGCCGCAGAAGGAAACATATCCAAGTCGGATTGGGTTATGCGAGGCGGCCATCCGTCCGGAAGCATTTCTTGATACGAAGAAAACCCCGCTCCTTCCAGAATCTCGTATTCCGTTGGGTTGGGATCATCGGGCTTCCAACCATTTTCGTAGGCGATCACTTTGGCGGCGTTGAGTAATTCTCGCTTGAGTTTACGCAAACGCGGGATTATCGGAAGTTCCTCCACCGGAATTCCCGTTTCGCTCAACGGCGGGGGCGATATGTCGTCGTCAAGGGATGGCGCCGACGCATCGAAGGCGTCGTTTATTCTGTCGACGAGCGATGCGTATATTTGATTGATGGTCGAATCCTCCAGCTTGTTAAGCAACGCCTGAAGAGCTTCTGGACTTCTGGCGATTCGGCCAAGACTCAATGGGTCTCGCTCGTATGTTACGCCCCTAGACAAAACCGAGAGTATCCCGTTCGGCTTCGACAACTCGATCAAAATATTTCTGCGAGCGGAAGCCAACTTCATCAAATCGTCGCGCGCTTCGTCTATCGACGAAACTCTTCCCAGTTCCAGCAATTCTCTTTGCTTTAAAACTCTTTCTTTGATTTCCGCCAACTGAACGCTCCAGGGCTTTTCTTCCGGACCGGCCATGGATACGACGGGACCATCCGACAAAGCGGCGACGTACCTGTCCTGAAACTGCGGGAACTTGTCCTCCAGAATGGCTTTGATCGCGTCGTTGGTTACGTATTCGCCGTTTAGCACCGAATCGGCTATCTGTTCGTCTCTGCTGCGACCGTCGTTTTTGAGGGAAAAAGAACGGATGTCGGCTATGAAGCCGTCCAAACTTCTGTACTCTTTTGCTATTTTTGCGGCGGCTTTGGCGGAACCACCTTGCTCGACGTCTTCGAACACCGTATCTAGGATCATGCTCATGTCGATTAGGGCGCTCTCGTTATTGCCCGAGAAAGGAGTATGACTAGATGTCAACCCCTCCGCTCCCATTTTTTCTCCGCCCATGGCCAAGGCCATCGCTCGTTTTTGCATGTCGTCCATGAAATAGACTGTTGAAGTCGCGGCGACGAATTTTTCTATAAAAGATTGCTTGCTGTCGGGGTAGGTCGGATCCGCCGAAACCATTCTGTCCACGATTGCGCCCATGGCGTTTTTCTGTGCTTCGTAAAGACTCGGCTCTACCCACGGCTGAATCGAGAACTCGAATACCGGAGTACCGGTTTCGCGAATTATCGTGTCGACGAGGGACTGAATGTCCGCTCGCATCAACATCAATTGTTTGATTCTGTCGAATTTCGTCCCGATTTGGACTCCGACCCTTGTACCGTCTTGCTGGACGATCGTATTCAGCGGATTTCGTATGTAGCGCTCGAAAGCTTCGTTGAAGGCGTCTCCGGCGGAATTTGCGTTACCTTTTCCGTCGTTGACGGTCCAAGACTCGGGTCCTTCCAGGAATTGATTAAGTATGGATCCGAGAAAATTGGCGGCCGCTTCTTCCTCGCTGGAGGTGGATCCGTGCATTGTTCCGAGCTCGTCGTCAAAGAGATTCTCCGACCACGCCGCTAATTCGCCGCCTTTGTACACCGTGATGCCGAAAGAGTTTCGCAATATACGGCGTATTTTGTTTTGGTTGACGAATTTTGCATTTCCTGCCCCCGCTGGCGAGTATTCCGTCTGTCTCGGGAGCATCAATTGACGAATCAGTTTTTTGTCTAGATTCCCCATTCGCATCGCCATCGTCAAAGCGGCCATAACTTTCCTCGTCCAATCACGACGAGGGTCAAAATTGATGGTGTTATTTTTCGCTTGCTTTATCGCCTTGGGGGATTGGTTCATGGTTCCGTTTATCACTTGGGCGATTTGCGGAGCTATTTTTGCCAAAGAATCGACGTCCAATAGTTCGGCGACCTCCCTCAGGGTTTTGTCGCCGATCGGCGCTCCCATTTCTTCTACTTTGTCCCATAGCCCCCTGGACAGTTCGTCAACGTTTTCCCATCTTGCTTTGAATTGTGGCGCTTGACCGCGTTGGGTTATTCCTGCTGGGATTGTTTTTGAATATGCCGCCTGTGGTCTTCCGGGATTTATGCTTATTGATGCAACCGGGCCATCCTCGGGCACCGAACGCGCCGAGATTCTCCTCGCTAATCGTCCCATCGTGCGAGAAGGCGGGGAGCCGACGATTTGGAAAAAACGTTCGTTGCCGTCGTCTATTTCGTCAACCAGCATTTCCAATGCGTCCTTGAACATCGCGGACACTTTTTTGCGCTTGTTTTCCGACGGAATGTCCTGCAGTAGATTTTGCATTTCTTCGGCGACTCGTTCAAAGAGCAGGCCGACGTTCTGCTGGTCCATGTCGAATTGATCGGCTACGGTCATGAACGTGTCGGCTATCCTCATCGCCGGGCCCATCGGATCGTCGGCGACCACTGACCTCAAGTCGAGGTCGTCCACGTTTTGGAAAAGTCTGTTTCCGGATGCGACTATCGCCGCCCTCATTCTCCTCATCGGCTCCTCTGCGTCTCCGATGAGTGGCGTCATGTCTACGCCTTGAACGACCCTCCTCACGTCGTCGGGAACCGGTCTGTTGACGGTCATCGCCCCCGTGGGTTCGTCTATTTCGGGAAAGATGTTGCGTTTGCGTTCCGTAAAAACTTTGGGCATCGTGTACGCCGGCAAGGAAAAATCCCCCCATTCGTACAATTCGTCCAGCATCGTCAGAACGCCGTCAGCCTCATAGTCGGATGGTGCTTTGGTCGAAGCCGCCGACAAAACAACGGCTATCGTTTTGAAAAGACCCATTTTGTCGTTTGGATCGAATATCGTCTCCAAATTGCTCGGATCAAATCTGTGCAGGTCGAGCTCTCCCCTTTCCCTGTCGATCCACCCGTCTGCGTATTCCCCGATCTTTAGGGAACCAAATTCGACTTTTTCCTTGAATATGTCAATCAGCTCTGCGGCTTCGTCCAAAAGCTCCGGATACTCGACTTCGACGAAAAGACCCAAATCGGCGATATTCGCGGCCGGTGCTCCGTATCTCTTTTTGTAAGCGGCGATTCTGTCGCGTATTCTGCTGGCCACGGGAGACCAGTCACCGCTCTTTCTCCTGGATCGCGGATAGTTTCTTCCAAAACGAGAAACCTGCGAAGACATGGCGGCCACCGGTTCGGCACCGGAAATTGCGTCGTCAACGGCATCGGCTATGGCCCGTCTTGTCGCCGACCAGGAAGTATCGTTGTCAATGGCTTGCGCCAAAGACTCGCGGGTTACGGCAAAAAGTTTGTTTCCGGTTTCTGCGAGATCAACGGCTCCGTCGTAAGCCTCCGCAAGAAATTCTTTGTTCTTGGATATCAGCGCCGAAACGTTCGCTCGTGTCTCGGCGACGGTGCCTCCGACCAGTTCGTCCACTGCGTCGGAGAGCGCGGGCGTGTCTACTCCGTTCATGATCGCACTTAGGTGGTAGTCCTTCATGCGCAACATGTGCGAGGCGGTTTCGAAAGGATCGTTGTCAATGTTGGCGAGCCAAGATCCGTTGGGTCTCACCGTTTTGCGAGACGCTCGTGCAGCCAGAACCATGGGCCTCGCCTCAACGCCCAAAAAGTTTTCTATCTCTTCGGGCGCCATTTCTAAAATGGCTTTGGCCAAATTGGGCAATCTACCCTCGGAAACCAGAGAAGCAAGTTCTCGTGCAAAATTTGAATTACCGGAAGCTACGAAACTTCGCAAAAATTCCTGATTCCTCAAGGATTCGTACAGCATCGTTGCGTTGAGCGCGCCATCCCCGTTGGTTCCGCCGGAGGCGATAAGGGCCGAGGATCTTTTGTCTTTTTGCGTCAATGGGGCGAGTTTGCCGCCGTAGCTCGAGGACTTTAATATTCCGTCCGGAACGCCAGCCAGATCCAGCCTGTTGGTCATCATCATCATCGAATCAGGGGACGACCGCCTGCTGGTTCGTTTCTTTTTTTTCTTCAAACCGGTTGCTTTGCGAGCTTTTTCAGCCAGCTTGGTCAAATCAGAAAGCGTGCGTTGTTTTTCTACTTCCGCCTCGACTCTTTGTGTTTCTGCGCTTACCTCGGGGATTTTGTCCGTCGCTTCCGACGACCTTCTAACCACCCGAGATCTTCTCGTCGGGCTGGGTATTGCGGGAACCCCCGGTTCCCCAGACTCCGTTACTGATTCTGCGATCGTATTCCTGTCCCTCATTTTCGGGACCTTCGGCGCATCGAACGGAGTAGGATCCGGAACTCCTCTTCCCAGATTGATGAACGGAATTCCCTCGAGTACGATTCTGTCCAAGTCTGCGTCTATCGCCGTCGCAGGATTCATGTCTCTTTGCATTCCGCCAATGGTCGGACCGAGTACTTTTTTGTTCAGTCCGAGTTCGGCTTCCAGCATTCTGCGACGCTGGCGTCTCCCGAGTGGGCTGGCGCCAGTAACTCTCCTGTAATCGGATTCGTTACTGCACGGCAACCACACCGTCCCCCCAGTGGTGGAATTGTATTGGCGTATGCCTATACATCCGAGTTGCCTAGCTCTAGCCCTAGCCGATTCTTTATCGGAATAGGCGTCAAAACTGTCGGGGCGAACCCGCCTAGGGCCGAAAGAGAAACCCTTGGATTCCATATCCGATTTGTCGGATATTGGGCAACAATCGCCGTTATCGTACTGTTCGGTCATTCAGCCTTGTTCCGATCGTGCGCAAACCCGTGTTCGCGCGCTTATAGTACCGATAAGAATACTTGCTAAAGAGGTTTCGTGGCGTTAGTCAACTAATTTTCTGGAAGTTGCGATTCTTTGCTTTACCTCTATGCTCGCATCCATGAGCTTGATCGTGATGGGGGCCGAGGTTATCCCGAGGTTTGGCGTCGCCGTAATTCCCACAGGACCCCTTTCGTCTAGTTTTTCCCATCTTTTTCCCCTCTTGCGACGCTTTCTTGGGGAGTTGGTCTCCAGATCGGAAAATCGCTCCATCAACAAAGACTTGGTCACTATTATCGGAACGTGATTCTTCACTGAATTTTTTCTCGCCCTTGCGGCGGCGTCGGTGTTGGCGACGAACTGTCTGCCCCTCTTGCTGCCAGAAATCTTTTTCCTATTCGTGGCCGCTCTTTGGGCCGGGGTCAATTTTCTCCAGGCTTTTGCGGGTAGGTATCTTCTCGTTCCGCCGGGCCTGATGGCTGGCTTCCCGTCCGATGTCGTCCATTTTTCGGAAGTCCATTTTTTCAAAGAGCGTTGTTTTTTTGTTTTTTTACCCCTGTATCGCCCTCCGGCTTTTCTGTATTCGGTCGCTACGAGTTGGGCTTTTCTTGCGGACCACTGACCCGGCTTCCCCCCGCGGGAGCCCGCCATGATTCGTTTTTTGATGCTCTCTCTAAGCTTCGGCTTCGTGTATTCGGACTTGACATTCAGGTCGATGGCGTGATGATATTCCTTTTTGTCGTACCGTTTCAGCCAAGCATCGTCTTCCGCCGCAGTGGAAAGTCTAGATAGCGTTTCGGCGTCGGCGCACGGCATCCAATTCCCGTCCCCCGACCTATGGGCGCCCCTGCACCCCATATACCTGGCTATCGTAAGAGCTTGCTGTCTGTCCACGGATTTCACTACATGAACCCCCATGGAACGATTTCTTCTTCGCTGAGAGCCGCCGTCGTTATCGACATTTCTACGATCGCCTTGGCTGTCTTGTCGATGTTTTCCGGGGTGGCGTTAGCCGACATGGGGATGTTTCTCTTGGTGTATTCGAAGGCGGCCTCTATCGGCGAGTAACCAAGGGACATCCACGACATTGCGATATTCGTTTCTTCCGCATAATCCGCAAGAACGTCGTCGAATGAGTTGTAGGGTTTTTCGCCGCTCGCAAAGAGGTCGTACTCCTTGGACAAATTCACCAAAAAATCGGAATCTTTCTGGTTCTCCGGCAGGCTGAACGGAGGGTACTTGGCCATTTCGGCGATCATAGAAAATTCGGTAACGTACTCCTCCAGCTCGATTTCCCTGATTTCGTCTCGTGCGTCCGTCACTATTATCCCCTTAATCTCGGATCGGGTATCCATTTTTCAGTGTACGGGTTGTAAACCATTCCCGGCCTAGAGGAATCGGTCACGGTGCTGAATATTCCTTCTACTATTTCGTCTTGTGTGCCAGTCGTCACAGGATTCCTCAACATTATGATTGCCGTTCTGTTGACGATCATCATATGGGCATTCCGTGAAGTCTCCCAAAGTTTTTTCATTATCAAATCGGGGTTCCTGGTGGTAACGTCAATTTGGCCCCCACTGTCGTAGGCGTCCACGTTGAAAAGTGCGGCCATCAAGACGTGATCGTTGTTGTATAGCAATACCTTTTGCGCTCTTACCAGTTCAGCTATGCGCTCGTTCCACGGCGCTTTTCCTTCCGCTTTGAGCTTGGCTATCTCCATTCCTTTCAGTATCTCCATTTGAACGAACCAGCCGAAGACCTGAGCGCGCGTTCTCTTGAACCATTCGCTAGCGGGGAGGGTATCCGATGGATCGTCGCTGTTCCACCTCCAAGAATCTTCTTGATTTTGCATCGCAGCCGCCAAGATGGATGCGGCCAGAGTGCGAAGAGCTTCCTCTTGCGATGAGTCCGCAAGTTCCGGCACGATTCCGATGTTTCCACCGGAAATAGTCATATCGTCGTTGACGTTGTTTCCCGTCAGCATGGCCCACACTTGTTTGGCCGATTCGCTCATTGCGTCGGCGCCCGTGCCGGAAACATACCTGACGTTTCTGGAAACTCCGTACCATGGCGCATAATATCCGTATCCAGTGTCCGGACGATCCGCTTTGTAAGAAACGTTCGCAGGATTCAAGTGATCGAATTCGACTCCCTCCAATCCGGTGTCTATCGGCAGATCTCTCGGCGTTCCCGAGTCGTAGCCGACTCTCGTCATGAAGGCCTCGGCCATTATTTCGACTTGATTTTTGAGCGTCTCCAACTGAAACCTACCCATGATGCGAGCGGTTCTCGGCAACAGGCCTATCGTTATGTCTCCCGACGGATCTCCGTTGGAGTAGCCGCTATGTCCGCCGGGCGAGTCGAAATTGAGCCCGTAGCCACCCGCGGCCGCTCCTTCTCCGGCGGGAACGTAGTAAGGACCAGAGATGAGTTCTTGGGCCATCTGGTGCGTAGTGGACCCCGGTTTCGGACTTCTTATTCCTCTTCTTATCGGGAAAAAGTTCGGAGAAAATGAACCCTCTATTTGCGAAGAGCCGGCGAGAGATTTGTATTCTTCCTCCGTGACTTGAATCGGTTTACCCAGGCCGCCGGAGAAATGCAACGACGCTATTTCCAGCGCTTTTCTGCTATTCCCGACTTCTTCGTTGTCGCCTATGCGAGTAGAGTCGACAACGTTTACGGACATCTCCGAAGCGAGGGCTATTCCGGAAAGCATGGTAATCCCGTCCTCGCTTAGCTCCTCCAACACCAATGGATCGTCTGGCCTAACGTCGTAAGGAATTTCGGGCAAGAATCCTGTTGCTCTGTGCGTTTCGTAAAGACTCATTATGTCTTCGGCCTTGCGAGGCTCCATCGTTCTTCCGCTCTCGTCCAACGGCACGAACAACTGCGAGTCTTCCAGTCCGCCCACGTTCTTGATTCCGGATTGGGAGGCCTTGCGTCTTATTCTTCCGACGGCGTTCATGGTTCGCGATTGTTGTTGTCTTTCTCTCCTTATGCTGTCGATCACCTTGAACATATTGGGTCGGAAAATATCCACCAATATTTTTTCCATTGCCTCCGCCATCTCGGAGTGCATCACGAATTCTCGTTTTGGTCTCGGGTTTCTGCTTCTGGCTCCGCTCAACCCTCGCCAGGTGTGCAGGGCACTGGATGCCGAAGACAAAGCGGAAGAATATGCGGCGACCACGTTGTTGAATGCGGTGTACCAATCCTCGGGAAGATCGGTCATTAGGGCTTTGTTGACCGATTCGACTATTTGTTCTGCTTGTGTCTTGCTGTTACCGTAGTAGTAGTAACCCTCAAAATTGAGCGGGTGCCTCCACAGCACCAACAACTTGCCCGCTCGCGGAGCGGAATTCGCCCTCATTCCCGGGGCAAGCTGCCTCATGTATCTGTACCTATTCGATTCGTCCTCTGGCTTGAAAACTTCCATGGAGCTTGATCTTCTATATCCGCTCGACATGTAATTGCGAAGATGCGGAGGAGCGAATTTTTCCCTGCCGGAACTTCCGTCGTCTTCTTTGTCGATATAACCATTTGGCCTGCCCAGGGAGACGTATTCGTCGGCGAGCTCGGGTCTGTCCGCATAACGCAAATACGCCTCGGTTACGTCGGATCCAGCCGGAACGTCCACCACGTCGATCATCTGCATTTGTCGTTTTTCCGAATTCGGAATTTCGTGGTTGCTCGTGGCCAAGAGCAACAGGGCCGCTTGTCTCCAGTTGTTGGTCGAGGCTCCGGGTTTCACGCCGGGAGCAAGATAGAACTTTTTCCCGAGAAGCGCTTGAACGTCTTGCGAGCTGAGCCCTAGGACCTCAGTGAGTATTTGTCCAATTGTGAGCGGTCCAGTCTTGCGGTCGGACTGAAGATTCGCCAATCCTGAGTATTTTCCGGAATTGGCCGAGTCCAAAGTTATTTGGGGATAGGAGACTATTGCACCGGCCTTCTTGGATATTTGAACTTGCGGCAACGGCGCCGTAGGCGGTATTTGTTTGTCGACGGTTATTTCGACTTGCGAATAATCCTCCAGATACTCTCCCGTTACCGGGTTTCTATACAGTCGGGTTGCATTTTCGTGAACGTACGGGACCCCGTCCTTGTCCAAGTGAACGTTGGCAAAATCGTACTGATTGACTCGACCAAGACTGCCAAGGGGAACTTGTCTTACGTTTCCGTCTTCGTCGGTCACGGAGACCATGGTGTTGGCCGCATCCACCAGAGAAGATCGAGTTGTCTCCGTGGGGGTTTCCGTCAATTCTTCCGCCTGGGGGGTGCTCGGCATCGTTGGTGGCGTAGGCGGAGTCGGCGCGGCTTGGGTTGTTGCGGTTGTTTGGCCGGATTTCGGCGTTCTCGTCGGCCTCGTCGCGGAAGTCGTCTTGGGAACCACAGGGATGGCGTTGATATTGGAGTCTTGAATGATTTGTTTTCTGGTCTCTCTCCTGAGGGAGGCCCACTCTCCGTCTCTGTTTCTCGTCGCATTTGACGTCAGGTCCTCCAACATGTCGTCCAAAATGACGGCGTCGTGTCCCGACCAAAGCAATCTCACCTGATCGTCTGGATCGGCGGCGACTATGGCTCCGTCCACCATTTCTTCCGTCATCTCGTCGGTTGGGCTCAATTTGCCCAATGTCCTGAATTCGGATCCGATCGACTTTCTCAAATTGTTCGCCGCGGCCAAAATCGCCGATTGTTCGTTTTGCGTATACGAAGAGAACGGTTTGACAGGACTGCCGTCCTCTTCGGTCGCCCTATTCGGATTGGCCATCAGCAATTTTCGCGGTTGTATCTTGCTTAGGGCTATTTCTCTGGCACGAGATTCCGGTAACGCTTGTCTCAGTACGGTGCGTTCACCGGTTGCTCCCTGAACCCTTCCTGTCGAAAATCCCCTGTCTCCGGCGTTGGCCATTCGTTGTATCAATCCGCGAGCCGCATCGTCGATTCTCAGGAAATCCTCGTCCCTATTTCTTGCGGCGTTCGTCCACCTATCGAAAAGCATGTCGTCCAAAGCGATCAGGGTTCTGAGCGAGTCGTAAAAATTTTTATTGTACGGAGACAAGTCCTCCGCCGACGAGTTGATCCAGTCGTTGTTTTTTAGAACCCTATTTACGCTCTCCGCATCAAAGGGTTCTTCCGGGCCGAGGTACGGAGCCCTGAATACCGATCCATCTTCGTCGTAAATGGTTCGCCTAAGAACGTCTTCCAAGGTTTGTTGGAGCTGTTCTCTCGCATCCGACGCCGCGGAAAGTATGGCGCTTTGATCGGCGGGCGAGTAGTCGGAGAATGGAATTTGCCTCGAAGCGAATCTGTCGCTTGCGATAGCCGAATCGTACGTCGAGTAGGGCTGAGTGACGCTGATCAAATCATTCAGGGAATTTTGTTCTCCTGGTAAAAATCTTTCGTCGAGTTGCCTGACTTTTCGCGTCGGAACGTCTTGAGACGACGGAAGACTGTTGGTGGGTTGAGGCGACGCAGTCGAATTGATTCTCTTGGAGAGTCGCCCTATTCTCTTGGACAGGCGACGCGCCATGCTGTCCCCGTCTCGGCGCGGAGCGACGCCTCGTTCTCGTCTGGAAAGGGGCGAAGTTCCCTCGGTTGAAACGGTTTCCGCGGCGGATTCGAGCCTCTCTTCGGCGGATGATACGACCGGCGGAGTTATCGGTGTTTCTCCCACCATCTCCCTGGATCTTTCGGCAATTTCGGGTTCTTCCGTTGTTTCCGCTCGGGGCCGTGCGGCGGCTTGATTGACCGTTTCGGCGTCGGTTCTTCTGCGTCGTTGTCTGCGTGTTATTACTTCTTCCTCTTTGGGGGCGGCTTCCTGTTCGCCACCGATCGCATCGCCGACTTCGGCTATGTAATCGGCGAGCCTTCTGCGCAATCGCCCCGCCATGGACGCAGTCGGATCGCCGTTTCCATCGGAAAGCCAAGACATTTCGTCGTTTACCGTTCTTAACGCCGCTTCCCTTGATCGAGCGAGGGCCCTTCGCGTTCTGCGAACTTTTCTATTCGATAGTTTTCCGATGGATGAGAATTTTCCTCCGAAAGATCTGATTCCCTGCAAATTTTGTCCGGTTTCCCCGAAAGGCGTCGGATCGGGTATTCCCCTGCCCATATTGATCCACGGTATGCCCTCCAGAACGAGTCGGTCCTTATCCGCATCCCTGGCGGTCATGGGGTTCGTATTGAATCGACTCGCTCCTATCGGTACCATTTTCTCAAAATAACCCTTGTCGTCCAATTCCGAATAGAGCCTCATGGACAAACGGCGATTCGGTCTTCCGAAACGCCCGACTCCGTCGTCCATCGCCGTGGGGCGCGGGGTCCATTTACCGTCGACAAATTTTGCGTTTGATCCTTTCACTTTCAACACCAAAGATGCGTAATCTTTTTTGGAAAGGAAAGATTTTGCCTTGAAATTTAAGGCTATTTTTTTCAATTGAACGTCGAACATGCTCAATGCGACGTCTTTCAACGGCCAATTTTCCAACAATTCAAATTCCGGTTCGTCGTCGCTCGGGTGGTTGTCTTGTTGAACTTGTTCGGGCTCCGACTTTGAACGAACCACGGCAACGACGACCGGGACTATGCCCGAAAGTTCCCTCATCGTTGAAGGGGTGATGGAGTCCGAAACCAAAGACAAATTTTCTTGCGTCAATTCCATGCTCGGCCCTACTTCTAGGCCGGGGTCAAGCGACGAAATCAGTTCTTCGTAGCTCAGGCGAGAATCGTTCGCCCAAGACGCCCAGTCTCTACCCTGCTTCATGCTTCCGTAAGTGCGCACCGAGCCTCCGTCGTTCACCATCACGGCGAATGCGACGCCCGTACCCGAATCTATTATTTGTCGGAAATTGGGTTTATTTGCCATTGACTACGTCCTTGAGAAACTTCAGCGAAGAAGAAAGCACCCCTATTCGGGATTCGAAGATTCTTCTCAGAATATCCGCATGACGGCGTTCCGATTCGGTCAATTTGCCGTCGATCGACATTCTGCGAGCGAACTCCCTGAAGTTGAATTGCTTGGCCCTGTACAACAATTCCTCGATGAGTGCGATGGCTCTTTTTCGTTGTTCTTTGCGCAATCTCATGAAATATGATCGGTACATTGATTGATCCAACATGGACAAAATTTCGGCTCTCGTCATTCTCTCTGATTCAACCGACGCCGCCGACGGTATGGGCGAAGCGAAAGTTCTGCGAGCCGGACCGTCGCCGATCGTGTATATGCCTGATGGATTTCTGTTGCGAACGTCGGTGAGAACGTCGGCGATCATGAGCCTCAGCATGTCCTCCGGGTCCGCCAAGTCCATTCCGGTGCTGCGCGCGACCCTGGACACCGAGTCGACGTCCTCGGGGTACGAGACGATGTAGGGCCTGCGCGAACCTGATCCGGCGAACCATACGCTGGGGGCCAGCGCACCAAGTTGCGACTGCATCTCCGATGCGAACATGACCCCGAGGTGCTCGTTTGCGTCGGAAGAGTTCACTGCGACGAGTTTGTCCCTTCCGACGGTGTAGGAGGTCATTCTTCTATTGATTCGCTTGCTATCGGCGAACTTGCTCATCTCTATCGCGGGAATTCTCAGCTCGGGGGTTATGTTCCCTATTTGGCCCCCGCGGTTGACGAGAGATATGGCGGTTTTCAAATCGTCCACCAAACCGGCCTCGTCTTCTATTTGTGTTTCCCGTTCGGAGACTTGACGTAGTCCGGAATCCATTAGAAATGCGTCTCGGTACCATCTTCTGACTTGTTTTTCGCGTTTGGTCTTGGGATCCATGACGGTAACCATGTCGTTGGGTCCCTTGAGATCTCCGAAAGATTGCTCGTATGCAATGGGTCCGTCCATCTCGGCCGCTATGTATTCGATTCTCGCGGCGGGATCGTCGGTCACCGGCATTTTCTCCGCTTCGGCGACCAGACGCCCGAGTCTGCGTCTTTCTCCGTTGCTCAAATTTCGTGTTTTTCTGATCGCTAGTGTTCCTCCGTTTGGAAGAACGTATACGACCGAAACTATTCCGCTATTGGATAGCACCCCGAGTTCGTCTTTGCCTATTTGCGTCGGTTTTGAGGCGTACAGCACGTACGAAGCGCCCTCCATGTCCCTGTTGTCGGGTACGGTCCTGAGCACTTTCGCCGAAACCAACGGATTCAACACGACGCCGTCGCGTCTTACCAGTCTGGTTACCGGCTCGGCATATTGAGTCATTTCATCGGTTACGTTGCGTATTGCATTTTTGAACGCGGCGAAATTGCCCGACCCGACTTTGGGAATGTTTATTTCCGGTTTTCTGACCATGGAGACTTGACCCACTGTCGCATCGGAGCGAAGGCGTCTTCCCTGAACGGATATCCCTCTCGGTATCGTCGGGGATATCAATTCGGCAAGAGTTTGCCCACCCGACAGAAGGGAGATTGCCAACTCGAAAAGTTTTTTGCCGCAAGTCGAGTAATATTTATCCGTAAAACGACCCCCGAACTGAAATCCCTCAGGGCACCTAAATCCTCTTTCCGGCTTGTCCACTATGGCGGCAGCCGCTCTTGCCAAGGGGTTCGGTGTTCCAAAAGTTCCGCCAGGTGTGATGGCCGACCAGAGAGTCGAGCGACCCGGCCTTCTCACGGCCGAAAGATCGCCGGGAATAACGGCGCTCGTCAATGCTTGATACGCCCTGGTGAGGGGATCGCCGGTTCCTATCAAACCAGCTTTGGTATTCAATTTGTTTTCGTACTCCGAATTGTACTCGGCGACGGAATTTCTTTGCTGGCATTTGTAGTCGATTACGTGTTGTTTGTTTAGGGCGAAAGAAAGCGGAAGCGCATAAACGTTGTTCCTGGATATTGCTATGGACGGCAATATCGTTCGGACTACTTTCGTCGGGATTTTCCCGCACGCTTCGCAATTCTCTTGATCAGACATCTGAATCGAACATTTCCCAGTTGTTGTCGTCGTTCAAATATTTTACGAACTCCGGCTCCATCGTCGCAAATTCGTCGAGAACTTTCCATGCGTGATTCCAGTCGTCGTCGGTCAGAACCGGAACGAATGGTTCGTCCGCCACCGAAGTGTCGCCTTGGGCGATGGCCGCTTTTCGGCCGGCACGAGAAGTTATCCCTCGCAATCTTCGGTCGAATTCAGCGTCGGTCCAGAGCGATCCCCGCACGACCCCCCTGAGCTTTCTGCGGCAATTTTTCATTCCGGGGTGATGACACCCCTCGTTCGGCCACAGGCCGGTCGTTTCGTGATGCAACCATGCGCATATGTTGTTCAGTGGGTAGAGTTCAGGGTGGTCCGCAAGAATCACCCTGCACCTCCTGAAGCCGCCGGGTTTGCGCATTATCGGCCTCCAGTATCGAAGAAGTCTTTCTAGATTTCCTCTTCTTGGTCCGTATCCCCTGGTCCTTGCCGTGACGACTTCTTGAGGGACGAGACCGCCAAGCGGATCCGCTTTGGACAGTTTGTCGATTTGATCACTCATCGTTTGCCTCCCTAGCCTCTGCGTCGTTGAGTCTGAAAATGGCCATGTCCATGGCGGTTTTCGCCGAAGACAGACGATTTTTTAGCGATTCAAGATCTATATTGTTGTTCATTCGTTTGCGGGACCTTGCCGCCGCCGGGCCTATCATCGGAAGTAGTGCCGTCAACGCCCTGTCGACGTCGTCGCGTCCGTATCCATTTTGTCTCATTTCCTGGGTTATTTGTGAAACCATGGATGCCGAAGCATCGTCAACCGTTCTCGGAATCATTTCCTCTATGTGTTTGGGGAAATACGGGTAAGCGTCTCCGACCAAATTTTCTTTCTCTAGGAAGCTCTGCACGGTCTGGTCCGAAACTCTCCTCCTAGACACCAGTCTCTGTTCTTGGTCGTTTTTTTCCACGTCAGCCTCCACCCGAAGATTCTTCCATTTTGTCGATCATTCCGCGTGCCACCCTGATCATTTCGTCTCGCAGGCGCCTTACGGCCTCGATCTCGTCGTACTCCAGTTTGCTAAGGACCTCGTCTATGTCCATGGACAGCGCCGCGTGTAGTTCCGCGTAGGTTTCGGCGTTGGACGCTCTTTGCATTTTCGGCTTGGGCGTTTCCAACGAATAGTCCGCAGGTCCGGCGTACTCCGATATTCCGTTCGTGGCGTTTCGTATCAACTCTATTTGATCGTCGGGAAGATTTTTCCACCCATTGTTGTCGGCCATATTGAACGCGCGATTGATGGCAAAAAGCGCTGATATTTGGCCACCGAATCCTTTGGCGTATCCGCCTTGTTCGTCCACTCCGGCCAGAACGTCCATCATGTATCTTCTTCTGTTGAAGTTTCCTTCGGAGTCGACCCACGCATCTTTTCTGAAAATTTGGCTTCCAATTTGCATGAATTCCTCTATTGCGTTCGGATTCGCCGAAACCAAGTCGGTTATCAAATTTCGCCAACCCTGTCTGAATCCCCCCATGTCTATGGATTGCTCGTTTATCCAGCTGATGATCGGCTGTATTCGGTTGACTTGTCTTTCGGACTGTTCGAGTATGGCGTCGTAAGAGGTTTTCAAAGAGTTGATGGCTTGGGTGATTTGACGCCTCATTCCTTCGGCCGCCGCGGCGTAAATCTGCGCCCTGGCGACAGGGGATGCTCCCTCCGCAAGTTTGTCGAAGTGATCGAGTTTCGTCATGTGAGAAAAAAGACCCGAGTATCCGCCGAGATAGGGGTGTCTGGAAATCGAGGAAGTCCTGGGTATCAACGACGACATTTTGGATATCGCCTCTTTCGCCGCCGCCTCCACCGACTCGGGGTCGCTGACCGCCGAAGGCCTGACCACGTTCGTTTCATTTATCAATCGGAGAGACTCCTGCAAGGTCGTGCTAACTCCAACCGATGTATTTTCGTACCATCCGGCGAAAGCGGGACCACCATCCCTAGTGAATTGCCGTATGTCCCTCGTAACTTCGGTCAAGTCGTCTATCAGCCTCGCTACGTCCTCCGATATTTCCGCCGCCATATCCGAGACGACGACGCTTTCGAGTATGTTTGAAAGAGTTTTTTTCGTCCAATCCTGCGAAAGGGCATACGAAACCTCGTCGATTATGTCCGAAGGTTCTCCGTTTTTCAATCGTAGAAGTTCCGCCATGTCCCGTTGGTATTCGAGCGTCGAGTTGAGACCTCCGGACGACTGCGATGAAGCGGCCGAATAGGCTCTGCTCATCTTGTAGTCTCCGACCTTGTCCAAATAGTGACCGAACTCATGAACGGCGATCGATGCGGATGAGGTCATTTCGGCTTCGTCCAATAGTCGTTTGATTTCGGAATCGATCGCTTGAATCGCCCCGGCGGTTTGTATTTGGCCAGACTGCAGAAGAGCATTTTTTTGATTTTCCAATTCGCGCATTTTGTCCATGTATCCGAGCATTATGTTCAACGAGACGGTGTCTATCATCGGGTAGTCGTCGTCTGCGACGTTTTCGTATCGGTCCAGTAAGCTCCTGACGCTCTCTATTCGTCCCTCGGTCGCCGAAACTTCCACCGTAGCCCCACCGCTCGTGAACCTCGCCGGTTTGCCCGTCGGATCCCCGTAGACTGGGAATAGAAGCGCCGATTGAATCTGTGCTCCGCTTGTTTTCGGTTCTATTCGAATCTCCGGCTGCCCGGAAAAATCCATTACACCGGCGGCGGAGACCATTTCGGCATCCCTTGCTCCAAGGTTGACTCTTCTTTCCCTTCTGGATGCTCCGACTTTTTGCGAAAAATAAGAAGGCACCGATAGCGCGGCTCCGCCGGGACTGCTCCCCGGAACGGGTATATCGGGCATGTTCAGCGGAACAAGAACCAGATTTACGTTCTCGAACGCCTCCGGGTAGGACAGCATGTGATCCGCGGCAACGTAATAAATGGCCAAGTCGTGCCGCGATGGAATCGTGTTTTCTCCGGCGAACCTTCCGCCTATGGCGTTGGCCAACGATGGTTGGGTTTGTGCGAGAAAATAAAGCGGTTTTAGCGTGAAGTTTCGCCCGACATCTTTCGATGAATTTACGAACTCTTCGGCGGATTTCAATTTTTGAAGCAAAGACTTCATGGTTTTCGGCTCTTCGCCCAATACAGAATTCACTTTCGTCTTTACGGACTCCATCCATTCCGAAGTTTTTTCGTACGGGATGCTCGTTGCGTAGGGACTTCTCGGATATCCTCTGGAAATTGCGGACGACATCGAACCGAACGGACCATCCGAGGCGGACGGATATTTTAGGTAGTCCCTCGATACCGAGGATATCCTTTTCGGCGATCCAAGATTCGCCCTCATCTCTCTTCTCAATCTCCTGTTTAGCGGCGCAGTGGGGGACTGAGGGCCAGGGGTGGGGTCGGGCACGCCACGGCCGAAGTTTATGGTCGGAATTCCCTCGAGTACTATTCTGTCAAGATCTGCGTCTATGGCGGTCGCCGGATTCATGTTTCTCGGCAACCCACCGATCGGTTGTAGGGCTTTCGCCGACAAGCCGAAAAATTCCGTCGCCAGAGATACCTTGTCGTCAACGAAAGAATCTCCGGATCTTCGCTTTTTGCCCGTCGTTCGTCTCATCTGTCACCCATCGTCCACTGCGGATCCGTCCACGATCCTCCGACCACCCAGCGATCCTGCGCCGCCGCCGCGCCTAGGTCCCATTCCCCTGAGTCGCATCACTTCGTCTTGGCCGACAACTTTCGCCAAAAAGGTCATGAATTGACCCTCGGTCAGCCCGTATATATTTCTTTCGTCGTCGGCCAGAAAAGCCCTAATGTCCGACAAGGCACCCGGGGTGGCCAATCTCGTTCTCAATTCCGCCATGAATTCCCAGTCGTTCTCCGAAGAATACATTCCGCCTATGAAACTCATCAACAACGAAGACGCTGCGTTTTCTAGCCTGACTCCTCCGTCGGGTCGCAGCGGGGTTTCTTCGGAAGTCGGGTCTACACCGACGTTTCTCGGCTCAGGTGGCCCGAAAGCACCGGTTGCCGGATCAAAAACCCCCGTGGGGGTGTCCACCATGTCCGCCCAAAACTCAAGTTGAGGAAATCCACTTTCTTCGCTATAACCACGCGATTCCAAATTATCCATTATTTCCTTGAGTTTTGCTTCCGAACCGGCTCTTGTGAATCCTCTCGATCTCATCCATCTCACGTATTCCTGGGCGACGTTTCCGTCGAAACGCACGTTTTTCATGTAAAAATTCCAAAGAGCTTCTTGTTTTTTTATTTCGTCTGTTGCGGCTGCGAGTTCTAAATCCAATTCATCTATTTGGCGTCGCAGGAAAGTTCCTTCTTTTGCATCGGTTCTCAAATTGATCGGACCGAGACCCTCCATGATGGGAGATCCGTCTTCGTCGTACGCCGGAGATCCGTCCGGGTTGAGTTTTTGTCTACGATACTGCGATCTGAGTCGTTCTTTCCATTCTTCCTCGTTGGTGAAACCGAGTTTTTGTCCGAGCCGCCACGCAAAGTCGTCCACGTGCGCAATCTCGTGACTCGCCGTGTGGGCGAGGAAAGCGTCGCCGTCCTTGTCGAGATCCATCCCTAGGTGGTCCGACCCCATTCTGTCCATTTCTTCGCGGAGTCTTCCTTTTCCTGCGAGTAATTGTGGATTCAACGAGATGGAGTAATGAAACGGCATACCGCTTCCCGAGCGACCCTGCGCCGCGAGCCCGTCCGCGACGAAAGACGGTGCACCGTTTTCTTTTATTTTGGAAAGCGGAGTAAGACCCCTATCGCCCAAGCTTTCCGGCCCCAATCCCCGCGGTCCTTCGGTCAAATTACTTTGGTCTCCGAAAAAACTATTGACGGAGGTGTAGATCAAATCTTTTGCATTCGGTCCGTCGTTCTCGTGCCCGATGCGAAGATAGCCCGGCACGGAAGATGCTATCCGTGTTCCGTGTTCGGGATTGTCCGGACTGGCGTCGCCTCCGTTTCCTCGCATCTGCCATATGAGTTGCTGAATCACATTGTCCAAATTTTCTTTGATGGTGTTTCTCGTCGTCGTTCTTTCGTAATCGTCTATGAAACCGGCGATGCGTTCATCGTTTAGTGCTTCCTCTATCATCGCATCATACCGATTCGTGTCGGTGGGGCTCAGGCGACTCGGACCTATCGGGATTTCACCGATTCTTTCTTCTACCCAGTTTTGGGATTCGAGTCCGAATATTCCTCCGTCCGACGGCACGTCTATTCCGAGGGATCTGGCCCATTCCGAATACACGAGAGCCTGCGGAGGTGGGTAGCCGTTCTCCAGCTCGAATCGCATTTTGTAGCTTTCGGCGAAGCTCATGTACGAGTCCCTAGCCGATTGCGCCTCTCTCTTCTTTTGCTTGGCTCGCTGCTTTCTCTCGTTTCTGTTGGCGAGAGACACGGTTATCATTTCCCTGAAGCGAGCGGAAAAACGTCCGGCCGAATCCGAACGCATGGATGCGACGGGCTCGTAGGGATCGTAGCTTCTATCCGGGTCGTCTATGGTTACTTTTGCGGTAACGTAACCTGCGGCCGGACGAGAACTGCCAAGCCATTCGCGCATCCTTCCCCCGCTACCGGCCGCTCTATCCGTCGCTCGATCGACTCGTTCTTGCGCCCTGTCGGTTCTCCCTGTCGCCTGGCGGGCCGATCTTGCGGCGTCCCCGGCGGATTCAGTGGCCCTGCCAACCGTTCGTCTGGCCGATGATGCGGCTTCGTCAACGGGTCCAGGTATGTCGCAACCAGTTCCGAATGCGTCGGTGAATCTATTGGCGGCCGCGGTTCCGGGGCCGCAACGAATTTTATTGAGTTTGTCCCTCCACAAACCGCGAGCAGAAAGGATGGCGTCCTGTATGTTCTCGCCCATGTCTCGAATTTCGCGACCGAGCAAGCCTTTCTTGTTTATGTCGTTCTTGTTCTTTTTTTGTTCCGCCATCGGATTCTTTGCGGGAAGCCCCATTGCGGCCAGTACGGTTTCCACTAGGTGATCCGTGGATATTCCTTCGTTGGAGTCGGAAACCTCGGCCCCGGACATTCCTGTACACAGGTGAAGAGGCCTGTATCCCGGCGGATATTGCGGTAACGGGTCGCCCTGTTTGTATTTTTTCGCCCAGTCGGTGAACTCCTTGGGCAAAAGTTTTATGAAATTGGACATTGGGTTTTGGTCCAATTCCTCATTTTCTGGATCGGGTTTTCTCGCCGACTGCTTGGACCCGACCTGCTTGTTGGTCGGTTTGATTTTGGATCTTTTATTGAACATGTATTCCATTACTCGCCTGTCGGCCCACTCCCCGTTATGTCCGTCGGTTTGATCACCAGAATACGGAAACTGATTGAAGAATGTTTGTTTCGTCTGTTGGTCGACCGTAAGTAGCGAACCGTCCCTCAGCTTGAACACGGACTTGTCGCCGTATCGCGCGACGATCTGAGCGTTCAATGGTATTTGATCAAAATGGTGCGACATCAATCGCCGGTCCCTCTGTTCGGACTTCGCCGGTTACCCAGCACGGTGTTAAGACAATTATAGATCTACGAATCATTCCTCTACGGCAGTGAGCCAAGGATCCACGAGTTTGCCGCGCGCGGTGAAAGACTCAAACTCCGATTGGGCTTGGCGAAAAAGATCCATTTCTTTTTCCGGGATGCCGAAAAAATCTATTTGCCGTTGCGTTTCGGTCGGTTCCGGGGTCGGCGTCACCATTTGTTCCATTTTCATCTCCTGTTGGGGTTGACCGAATAGGTCCCGGTCGATTCGTCGTACTCCATGGTCGCTCCCGTGTCGGGGTCTATGTAGCGCCTAACGCCGGCGAAAGAACCGTTCCCGAAGGGCCACAACCATTTCGGAACCATAGCGCCAGGAACGGAAAGAAAAATCGTGGATTTCGGCATTTTGGGATCTTTGTTCCACCCTGCGGAAGGCCACGGATCGATGGCGACAGGCAGGTACGAGCGAAGCTTGGACAGCTCGGTTTCACCGAAACCCTGCAACAATTCTCCAAATAGTTTTTCGTATCTGGGGTCGGAAGACGAACGATCGAGAATCATCGCCACCCTAGAGACTATTTCCTGTCTTACGGCGTCCGCTCTTTCGGCCTCGCTTTTGCCGAGTTTTTTCATTTGTTCATTGATTACGTTCATCCAAAAATTCGAATTCGTGTTCATGCCAGTGTAGAAAATGTCGCCCCAGGAGTCGTACATTTCCCACGGACCGCGGAACGATGCATACTCGCCGTGCCTAGTGAAGCCCTGCCCAAGATATGCGTGAAAAAATTCGTGAGCCGGTATCTCGGGTGATTCCGGGCCCTCGAGATATATCAACGGTGCGTACCCGGAAACGGTCGCATGATGAGCAAGATTCAAAGCCGAGTTGAGAACCGTTCCGGAACCGCCTGAAATGTTGAGTCCGGCGTTTCTCCAGTGCGTTTCGATGGCGGATCGAATCTGGTCGGGACTCAAGCCAGCGTCGGTTGACATCGTCTCCACGACGGCCCTGCCCCAACGGGAGGCGAAGTCCCTCCAATCGTTCAGAAAATTCTGTATGTTGGAAATAACCGCTCTCGCCGTGGGGGCGAACGGGCTTGATTCATCGACGGAAATCCGAGAAAAGTCGATCGGGTTGTAATCGAGGCCTTTTGAGATTGCATCTCTGTCTATGCTGGATATTCCGGTTGCATCCAACAACAGATCCATGAATGAAGGTTTACCCGATCCGTCGTAAAGGCCGAGAAGATTCAGCCCCATCACCTCAACCCGACTTCTTGAATCGTCCCCCCGACTATCGTACGTCCAAAGCCTTCGCTCCGATCCGGGTAACGGTCGACCTCCGAATATGTGTCCGATCACCGACTGTATGTCGTCGGTTTCCGCAGTGGCCATCAACTTCGCCATTCCTATGGCGTTTGCCGCGAATATGTCCATCAGCTCGTCGTAGGTGGGATAGGCGGTGGATATAGCTTTGTCGACGATGTCCCTTCCGGCTATTCTGTCGGCCAGCTCAAAAAACACGGGTCCTTGAACTTTCGGTATGGAATGACCCTCGGTTTCGTACGCCCCCAGTCCCGCTCTCCTGGCCGCCGACGCAAATGCCGAGACTTTTTCCGGCGAATACGAACCGAATTCTTCGTTCATTACCCTCGGTCCGTTCAGAAAGGTGGCCAAATTGTTCTCCGATTCTCCCGCGACTATGGACCCGTGGAGGCCCGATTTTTCCTTCGGGGAAACGGATCTGTCGGATCCGGGCAGCAACAAGGGTTTGTCACCGAAATTTTGCAAAGACTCAACCGTCCTCAGTGAATCTGAGGACATGGATGCGGTGACATCGTCGGACGACCTCCGACTTATCCTCCGGGACAAACGTCCTGTTCTTTCCGATACGACGTCCGATGAACGAATGGTGTTTCCCGAATCCAGGAACTCGTTGATGCGGGCGGCGGTTCTTTCGTCGGATTTCGGGTTGACCGTCAAGGATTGATTATCGTCCCCGAAACGAGTTCTTCCCGCCTCGAGTTTTTTTACCGCAGATCTCAGTAGTTTCGCCGCAAGTTTTTGACGAGAGGCAAAAGAGGCCGGTGCGGCTCGCCCCGTTTGCCTCGTGGCCAAAACCGAGGCTATTCCATCTATCGGCGTTAAATCCGTAAAATACATTTCGGCGACCATGAATTCGTCGTCGGTGAGTTTTGGAAACCAATCCGTAACCTCCTCCCTACGCATCGCCACAAGGGACGAGTATTGATTGTCCGTTAAATCGAACAACTGTTTTATTTTTCTTTCCGTCAATCCCCTGCGTCGCATCATGGATATTTCGTCCGCGATCAGGTTTTTTAGCGCATCGCGCCTCTCCGTCGGAGTGACCAATCCGGCCTTTCTATGGGCTATGTTGAGTCTCCTTCTCGCTTCGCTCGGCGTGGTTCTCAAAGCCGTCGCAATCGTTTCGATCGCCATTCCCGAATCAAAGGCTTCCAAAAGCGTTTTGTCCAAATCCGTCAAGCGAACTGAAGGGGAGTCGGATTCTCCGACCGACAGCATCGCCCGCCTGCGCGCCGCAACCGGAACGGGCCTCAAGTGATCCGGTATCCCGGTTGGAGTAGAGAAACCTAGGGCTTCGTAAACGTTTTCGTTCATGGACGTTCTGGCGTCTCGGTAGCTGACCGATACGGCCATGGTATTTGTGCCGAGTTTTTCGGCGATTTCGCTCATTCTCATTTGCCCTGACTCGTAGTCAAGAACCAATTCGACGTCTTCCTTTGTCAGTTTCTTTTTCTTCTTTGCCGGCAAAGTTCCGCGCCTACGCCTAGCCATGGAGGCGGTCGGATCGTCAAGAGTAAAATCAGAATCCAACAAGTCGGGATTCTCCAATACCTCCACCAATGTTTGTATCGTGGATATGTCGTCTTCGTAGAAATTGTGTTGATCGAGTATGTCCGTGAGCGCATAAGCAGTTTCCGACCTATCCACCCCCAATCCGTCGCCCGCAGAGGCTGGTAGCAGGGTTCCGGCAAAGGACAGCAAATCGGATATGTCAAGTCTGTCGTCTCGCCTGATGTCCAAATACGGATAACTCAAGTCGTCGTCCTCAACCGACTCTCCGAGCAAAGTGGCCAACTCGTCGGCGGCTTTCAGGACCGGATCCGAAAAAATTTCGTAATCATCGTAGGAATCCAGTAAGACATTTTCGTCGTCGGGCAATGCGCGAGCCGTGGTCGAATAGTTCGATGATTCGAATAGTCTCGGATACGGATCAGTGCTCGGAAAAACGGGCCCGTAAGTTCTCTCGTACGAACTGTCCAATGGCGGAACGTCTTCGATGGTCCCGGGGGCCGACCAATATTTCTTGTGGTTGAAGTTGATTCCGGCTTCGGAAAGCGATTGTTGCATCAACTTCAACGACTCAAATTCGTCTTCCAACCCGAGTATTTGCGCAGATCTGGTCATTTTCCAAATTCTGGTTGGATAAGCCTTCCGCCAGTCCTGTCCCCCGTCCCAATCCATATCATCGACGAATTTTCTTTCGTAAAGGGACCATCCGAGAGCCTCTGCTTGGATTTTTATTTCATCGGCCACCGAGTCCAAGAATGATTGATTTTGTTTCAAGCGCCCCAGCGGTTCGCCGGCGATGCTGTAGAACTCTCCGTACGCGGCGCTTCCTCGGTCTATCGGATAAGCCCACCAGTCGTAGTGACCGTTGTGTATGTCGTTCCATTTTCCGGCGTCCGCCATTTCCTCGTGTATTTGGAGTTGTTCGGCTTGATCGAATATGATCGCCTCGTCTCCTCCGTATACGTCTCTTTTCGGAGCCGGTGTTGGCTGTGTGGATTGATCGGGTTTTTCCGGCTCTCGAGTACTGGGTTTCCGCAAGCGAGAGGCCAAGTTCCTGAATCGTCGCTCCAATCTGCCCGTTTCGCTCGGGTCCCTTGTCGCCTGGGTCGATTCCGGTTTGTCGGCGGTCGGTTTTTCGTTTCCGTAACGACCGCCGCTTATTCTTCTCAAGACCCTCCTGACCGCACCTCGGTTCGCAGGGGAATTACCCGATCCGAACGGCGTTGGGTCCGGAACTCCCCGACCCAAATTCACGGTCGGAATTCCCTCCAACACGATTCTGTCGAGGTCGGCGTCCACCGCCGTGGTGGGGTCCATGTTTCTTCCGCCGTCCCCGCCGACGGTTGGGCCGAGTGCTTTTACCTCGGCTTTATCGGAGCGGAAGGCATCGAGGTTTTCCACCTCGAATCACCCCTACTTCCAGTTTTCCGGGATCAAATCCTCTTGGTCGAGCGCGCGGGCCCTCTTCATGATGTGGGCCTTGGCGGCTTCCTTGTCCTTTGCCCTGCCGAAAGCCTGGATGGCATTCTTTAGGTCCTCTACGGACTCGATCGGGTAGGAACCGTCAGGAAGAGCCATGCCTTGCTTGGCAAGATCTTCGCGTCTCTCCTGCGAGAACATTCTCTTGAAATATGCCTCGGCCAAAGCGGAGGGATCGTTTTCGTCGGCTTCCGCCGAAAGCATCTCGAATTCCACGAGAGACGACATGAAGTTCGCATCGGCTGCGGCTTTTTCGTTGTTCTCGTGTTGTGTGACCCATTCGTCGGGGAGGGAGCCCTCGAGCCCAAGAGCCTTGGCCCTGGCGATGATGTGAGTTCTCGCTTCTTCCCTCTTTTTGGAGCGTGGCCAAGCCATGACCGCATTTCGCAGGTCGGAATCGTTGGCGATCGGCATTTCCCCGTTCTCCATCGCCTCGCCTCGTTCTATCATTCCCTTGATGACGTTTTCGCCGTAGGCCTTTTTGAGCGCTATCTCGGCGGCTTCGGACTCTATTGCGAACGCCTCTTCTTGCGTGTAGGTGTCGTATCCGAGAACCTCTCCGTCCAATGACACGAAGACGTCGTACGATTTGCCGTCGACGCCCTCCACCTCGACCGCATACGTGTCAAAGCCCTCGAAGACGTCCGCCTCGACTGAAACCACGTCTCCATTAATGCTCTTCGTCGCGATTTCGGCGGCTTCTCCGAAACTGATCATTTGACTCGGCTGAAAACCGGACTTGACGTTGAGAACGTCCTCGTTCAGCATGTGCCAGCCCATGCACTCGCCAGTCGTGCCGTCAAAAAAGGCCTCGATCGGCTTTCCGTCTTTGCGCTCGACGTCTATTACGAATACGTCCGCCTTGTCGGAGTATCCCGAGTCGAGTACTTTGCCCATGAACATATCTTCGGCGACGCCCTCGATTTCGAGAAGTGCGGGCATGTCGCCCTCCTTCATGCAACCACCTGGGCAGTTTTCGCAAACAGAAGAATTTCCTGGATAAACTTTTCTCTCGATGGCGCACACGAATGGTTCGTTGCCCATTTCGCCGCTCTTGAAACCCATGGTTCGTAGACGTCTTTCCGACATCATTTTGCGACGGTCCTCGGGGGACATTTCCTCTTCCTCGTCGAGCATTTCATCTATCTCGGCGTAGTTTTCCTTTTCTTCGTCGGGGGTCGGCATCGGCTCGACTCCCTCCACGTATCCACCCTTGCCCATCGGCGATCTTCCGGAGGCCAATGAATCGAGAAGTTCCCCGTCTTCCGGCTCGTCCTCGTCGAGCATCAGGTCCTCCATGTCCTCGTCAAAATCCTCTTCGTCTTCTTCGTCCATCATCTTTTCGGAGTCAGACATCTCCATATCTTCCATGTCTGGGTCCTCCAGCTCCGGCATGTCTTCGTCCATCATCTCGTCGGACTCTTCTTCCGTCTCGTCCGACTCCTCCTCCATGTCCTCGTCCTCGAAGACGTCGCCGTAGGCTCTCATCGCGGCTTTTTCTTCGACCGTCATTTTCTTCTTTTTCTTGGGTGGCATGGGGGGAACTGGGGCACCTTCCTCTTGTTCTTCGTCCCACATCTTCACTTCTACGGCCATGGCGCCGCAAGCTTTACAGACTTTGTCGCCCGGCTTGTATCCGCACTCTCCGCCGGCCATGCCCTTGGCGCATTGAAGTACCTGACCATCGTCGCCGATTTTTACGGTCGCGCCGTTCTCAGATGCCATTTTTGCGCTCCTTGTATTGCATTGAGGACGAAAGACAACCTTTTGGGTTGACGCAACCGCCGCACGGAAACTGGCGCTTTTCGCCCGTCACCACGCAGTGATATTTCATCCGATTATTGTTGATTTGTGCAGGTTTAGCATAACTCATAACTTGCTCCCCGCGGTTGTAGTGGTCACCAGAACGACGTTTCATTAATCAGTTGACTTTACGGATTTCCGCCAAAGTAATAGTCGCTCGCGCCTCGCGGGAAACGCCTCGATCTGTTCCCCGGAGTTTCTATTCGGTCGGGAGGTCTTTTGCGTGCGTTTCTCGACCCCGAGGAAGCCCTATTTTGTCTCGCCGATTCACTTCTTTGCGACGAGTTGTCGGCCGGACGGGAACGATTCATTCTGTTTGATTCTGATCTATTGCTCGAGCCGTCCGCTCTCGCATTTCCGGATCCAGGAAGTCTGTCCACCGGGCGTCCTTGTCTCGGAGTCGGACGCATACCCGACTGCCTAGAATCCTCGGCTCTTTGCGAAGACCTGTCTTCCGGTCTTGATCTGTCCATTCTTGATGATTCCGCCCTGTTTGATGATTCGTCGTAGCCGGGACCACCCGCACCGCGAAGTCTGTCAACCGGCCTATTCGGTCTTGCGATTCCCTGACGCCTTGCTTCGTTTCTGTCCGAAGAAGTGTCGGCCGGTCGTCCTCTTTCCATACGAGAGCTTTCGGCTCTATTCGATGACTCGTCGTACCCTGGTCCGCCAGCACTGGGCAGTCTGTCGACTGGCCTGCCCTGCCTCGGAGCTGGTCGCATTCCGCCTTGGCGTCGCTCTTCGTTTCTGTCCGATGACCTATCCTCTGGTCGTCCTCTTTCCATACGAGAGCTTTCGGCTCTGTTCGATGACTCGTCATATCCAGGTCCGCCGGCGCTGGGGAGCCTGTCTACTGGTCTGCCCTGTCTCGGGGCTGGCCGCATTCCTCGCTGACGTCGCTCTTCGTTTCTTTCGGACGATCTGTCTTGGGGTCGCATTCCCTCCATTCGGGAGCTCTCGGCCCTATCGGATGATTCGTCGTAGCCCGGTCCACCTGCCGCTGGCAACCTGTCTACTGGGCGACCCTGCCTCGGGGCTGGTCGCATTCCTCTTTGACGACGCCCTTCGTTGTCGTCGAACGAGGTGTCCTCGGGCCTCATTGCCTCTTGGCGTCGTTCTTCGTTTCTGTCCCATGAGTTCGGTGGCTCCATGCCCTGCTGGCGTCGCTCTTCGTTTCTATCGAAAGATCCGTCCCGTGGATCCGGTCTGCGAGCGGCGTTCAAATCGCCCATTCTGTTTTCGAAAATTCTTTTATCGCCTTCCTCGATTCTGTCCGCAGGAATGAAACCGCCATCTTCTCGTGCGATTCTGTCGAACCTTGCGCGCGCTTCGGTTCTGAATCTTCTTTCGCTCTCCGATCTGCCCGGGCCGCCCGCTCGTCTTTCCCTATTCAGTTGCACGCCCTGGCGAGCCGCCTCTTGGCGAACGAATTCTCGTCTTCTTTTTTCCATTCCGGAGGGTGCGCCACCGCCGACCGGCTTTCCATCCCTACGCTTGTAGGGTACGCGTTGTTCCTGCGGGGTTCCGTCAAAAATGTATCCGTCCCCGTCCCTGTCGATCATGTCTTGGGCGTTGCCACCACCGGCCAACGTTTGCCCCAATTGTTTTACCGACACGTCGAGCAATGCCCCTATGAGTTCGTTGGCCAAAACCGGCCCTATCGACTTCGCTTCGTGAATGACGATGCCGTGCTCGGTGGCGGTGCTCTCCATTTCGTAAAAAGACAGAACTTCGTCCAATGCCGATTTGGCTTTGTATATGGATTCGGTTCTCATGGGAAGAAACAAATCGTCGTCCGGCTCCTCCGACCCCAGATCGTTTAGCTCCGCCATGGCGATCAGATACTCCGAGGTCAGCGATTTACTGGAGTAGTTGCCGTTGTTTTTCATGATTCCTCCAATTGTAGGTCAGGATCAAATGATAAAAAGAAAGTTTCCATATAGCTATTTAACTTCGCCTACTACGCTGGCGACCCATGGGCAATCGCGAGACTATGCGAGAAAGATTCGTTTTGAATCTGGCACCTTCCAGCCTGTTCAAGTTGTAATTTCCCGTATTTTGACCCATTCCGTCCGCTTTCGCCGATTCGAGCATTTCTTTGGCCCTGTCGCTTGACACGAGGCCCAAAGATACGGCGTTTACGAGAAAAGCCGCCGACGCCCTGGATCCGCCCATTTTCATCATTTCAAGGGCTCCCGAGTCGACCAGGAAATCCACATCACGGGATGCTGATTTCAGCTCGTTTGCCATATCCAAAATTTTCGCAGCTTGCTTCACGATCGGTCTGGTTTGTGCGTTTTGTATGTAGTCGTCGACGGCGACGTTCACCCTGTCGTTCACCGTTTTGCCGATTGAATTGAAATTTCGTTGATCGATGTCGGATGCATTTCGCCCTCTTGCTGCCCCATTGATTTGCGCATTGGCGAAATCGCTGACGAACGATTCGAATCTTCTTGAATCGGCGTCCGCCGCCCACCTCTCGGGCCGGTCGTACGACGAAGGGGGGCGATTCTCGTCGTATCCGTAAGTTGACAATCCGCCCGGAAGATTGTAGAAAGGTAGTCCTCTTTCCCCACTCGAAGAAGATTCTCTGTTTTTGCCGCTCCTGGTGGAATTCCACGATTCCAAAATGTTCGCCATTTCGGGATTTTCGCTGGACAGGCGATCGCGCAATTGATTGTAGAAGTAGTTTCTTCTTCTCTGTAATTTGTACAGGTGATTTACCAGAGATTCGATTTCTCTTGCTTTGTTTTCCGTTCCCGACGGGTTGGTCTGGCTCCGCTTGGCCAAATACTCGAGTCTGCCCATCACCGTGTCCAATGACGCATCAGACGCGACCCACCCTTCCATTAGCTGCTGTGGCGATGCGTAGTTGGCCGACGGATAAGGCAACGATGCCCTGCCGTTTCTGTAATTGGACACCGCCGCCGAGACCTGATCCCGAGTTACCATGGCGCCGAATCGACGAGCTTCGTCGTTCGGGATTCGCAAAGTGGAGGGGAGGGCGGACGACATTCCGGCCGTCGGGTCGTCCGATCCGAACGGATTGAAAGACCTGTCGCCTCTGTCCATTTTCTTTGCCCCGCGAAGAGCCTGCAACCTGTCCCTGAACACCCTGCTCGATATTGCGTTTCTATTCGCCGTATCGATGATCACCCATCCGCCGTCGTGGGGTTTGATGTCGTAACGAGGAGGAATGAAATTACGACGACCCATGGCCGCGGTCGGTTCGTCCGGTGTTTCTTCCCCGTAGTACTCCGCCATGCGCTTCATTGCTTCGGAAGGTGTTTCTCCGAAAAACCCTATGTATGGTCCGCCCATTGATTCAATCATGGACGAACTCATCGGCCTACCGTTGAGATCCGTGAGCATGTCCTCGTTTCTCATCGTCGCTTGCGCCAGCCAATCCGAAAAACCTTCTCCGAGTTCTTTTTTCTTGTCGTCTAGCAATCTCCTGAATGCGTTTCTTCGTCGCATCATGTTCATTTCCTCTACCCGGGCGTAGGGGTCCATGGCCGCCAACCTGCGGATCGTCGCCGTGTTTCGGCCTCTGTCCACGTATTCTTCTACGGCGCTTGGAGAAAGACCCGTTATCCCGGAAAGTCTCGCGAATATTCCCGTCGCCCCGCGTGCATCGAAGTCGCTCGCCCTAGTCGGTTCGAAGGCGTCACTGGTGAAATCGCCGGTTCTTACGGCCACTTCGACCATTTCGTCGTGGCCGAGCATCATTGCGTAGTGATATATGTCGACCAAATCGTCGTCGCTCGGATCGTTCCAGTTTCTGGACGGCAAATCGTCGAACCTCGCCCCTATCCTTCTGGCGACGGTCTCGTATTTATCATCTCCGTAAATCTCAAACAAACGCGTATCCAGCCATGCTGATCCGCTTATTATCGGCAAATCGGGCTGTTCGGAAGACATGCTCGCAGTTGGCCCGTCGGAAATTATCTGCGCTATCGCCGCTTTGCCTTCGTCCGACTCGAAATACCTGCGCCTTATTTCCGAAGATATGTTGGATATGCGATTTTTTACCGAATCGGCTTTTACTTTGAATTCCGCCGAATCGTATCTTCCATCCCGCTCGAACCCGAACAACTCGTCGACTGCCTCGTTGAACTCCCGTATCAGATCTTGCAAGTTCATTGACGAGTAGTTGTCTCGCACCGACATGGCGGCCGTGGGACCCATCTCGTCCGAAGACGTCATGCGACCGAAATTGTTCGAAATTCTCGCCGCCGTTTGCAAGTTCGCATCTTCCGGAATGACGAAACCGAGGGACGACGGCGACACAGAACCATCGGAAATTCGTGCGTAAAGTTCCGCCAACCTGTCGTTTGACATTGCGTTTCGATAGGTTTCCAAGTCGTGCGAGGATAGCCTCGCTCTCAGTTCGTTTTCCTTCATGCCTGTTACGCGCGAAAGAGCTCGGATCGCATTTCCCCTTCTGTTGGATGCGATGATTGAATTGAAAGCGCTTGATATAGAGGCATTTTTTGCGAGCTCGACTCTCCTCGCGGAACCGACCGCCGGAATCGCGTAACCAGATTCCGCCGAGAACGTGGGAACCTCGAGCGAGCCCTCCAATCTGTATCCGGCTTCGTCCACCGTCGCCCTGAGGCCGCTATCGTCAACGGGGTCGGAGGACCTGACCCGCATTGTTCTGTTGGCAGCGGCGATCGCATCGAGATGGGCGATGGCTTCGGAATTGCGCGATGGCCCGGCCCTGAATGCGGTTTCGAATCTACGCCTCGACTCTCGAGCCACCAAAGCCACTTGATCGGTCGACATGTCCGAAAACATCCTGTCGTTTTCGCCGTACTGCCAATACGAGAATGGGTTTTCCACTCCGTCCCGATTGGTTAAACCGGACATTGAGCCCGTCGGTCCGTCAAAGGCCGATGATCTGGCTCTCGAGCGTCTCACGTAGTCGGCGTATTGGTGACTCGTCAACTTCTTGGTCGAAACTCCGAGTCCTGCGGGGGATGGTTGGTGCCTTACGGGAAGATTGATGTCGCTTGGTTTCGGATCCGGCGCGTCTTTGGAGTTGATGAATTCCATGTCGAAAGACTGTTGCAGTCCGCTTATCGGGTCCACTCCGTGCAATTCGTATCCGGCTAGACCCCTCGCTCTGGCTTGTTCGGCCGTTAGCCCACGTTTCGGCACAACCTCCAATGAGAAGAGTTGTTGGCGCCTCGGGACCCCGTCAGCCACCGATCCGTAGACGAAGGAGATTCCGAATCCTCCGTCCTGACCCTGTTTTATCATTCCAAGAACAGAGGCTGCGTTTTCGGGAATTCGTATCGAAAAATCGTTCGGAATTTCAAAATGAACTCCGGACTGTCTGCTCTCGACGACGTTAACTCCGTTGTCCAAAGTTTGAAGTACTCGCCTATTCGGGTCAAAACGGGTCTCCTCTCTTTTTCTGGACGAAGAAGGGCCGGGCCTTGGTGGTTGCTCCGACCCGGGCTCCCCCCGAGAGGACGAGCCATCGTCGTCAAAAAGCGTCTCGCGTTGACCGTTGACGGCTCGCATCATGGTCTCCCATTCGATTACGGCGGCCGAATGAACTTCGCTTTCGTCTTTGTCCCTCCAATCGATCATGTCCGGATCAAACATGTCGGGGTCGGCGTCCCACCTAGAGGCAAGGTCGAGCATTTTGCCCAAGACCCTGACCGTGTTGATTCCGTCAACCTCGGCGTCATGAGCACCGCTCACTTTTATTCCGAAGTAATTGGTTAGGGCCTCGAGCGAAGTGGACGGCTCCCCCGTGAAATATGGTTTCCCGGTCTTCTTTGAAATGCGCTGAGATCTTTTTAGCGGACCGGTATAGGACTTCCAATAACGAGCTCCATATTTGGGGTAAGAAACCCACTTGACCATGTCCCATACGTCCGGATGGCGTTCGTTGAGTAGTTTCCGCATTCTCGCCCTGTCCAACTCGAAAATTGAGTTTGCTATTGCGAGAGTGTCTATCCATCCACCGATTTCGTAGTCGGGAAGCATTTTCTTGAATACCGGAAGATCGAACTGCTCGAGATTGTGGCCCATCAAGATCGCATCTTCTCCGATGAATTCCAGCAATTCTTTCATGACCATTTCGGGGTCGTCAAAAGTCGCGGCTAGTTCGTCGGTGATCGGAACTCCGTCCCTCTTCAGGTTGTCCTTGGACCACTGGGAAAGTCTTACTCCCTTGGGGTTCATGTAACGTATCAATCTGTCGACTACCTCTCCGTTGACGACTTTGAATACGGCGACTTGCAACGGAGCCCCAAAGTCCCTGGCTTTTCCGGCAACCATTCCGGTCGTCTCCCAGTCGATCATGTAGACGGTATTCGTCTTCATGAAATCGGCCAATTCTTTCCAGCTTCGCACGCCGTCGAGAACGCTCTTTATCTTTCCGCCCCACGGACGAACCGCCTTACGGAACGGGTATTTCGGAACTCTTCGGCCGTTATCGTCTATTTCGTATCTCCAAGTCCTTCTCGTGGGAAACTTGGTGCCCCTATTTGGTCTTTCCATTCTCCATCGCGTCATCATTCTGCTTTGATCTTTTTGCCTCGCCTCTATCGCCCCAATATCTCCACCGTCCAATGCGCGAGCAGCCACCGACGGTGCAATCGGATTGGCTAAGGTTCCCTCGATGCTGTCGTGCGGATAGTCTCCTCTTTCCTCCGTTTCGGTTCCCGCCGGACTCGGCTCATCGAACATGTACTCGCGAGTCGTGCGTGATTCCCTCCGCCTTTCGTCGGATCCGGAACTTGCATAGTCGTCCCGAGTTTCCCGACGCCCGTCTTCGGGTTCCACTCTTGGTGTTTCGTTGGGTGATGCCGATGCAGGACGAATGCGCGAGACATTGAAAGTTTTTCTTTCGCCCGCCGAGACGACCCCCTCCTCGTCGATAACCAATTCGGTTCCGACCACGTACGTAGAGGCACCCTTTTCGTCAGGGGTCGCTTTTCTTAGTTTTCCTTGCTCCGCATCCCATACGCCATTCATCACTTCGACGTCGCGAAGGCGTCGCTTCTTTAGCGTTTTTTTGTAACCTCTTCCGTCGGGAGTAGAGGAAGGATAAGAAAAAATTAAATCGTGTGCGAATCCGGTTTCCGAAGAAAGAGATGCGGCTTTCTGGGCCGCGGCGATGACCGAGTCGGAGCTGTCCCCTTCTATGGTAACCGTCCCGTCCGTCTCCGCGTCGGCTGGGGATACGGAAAATGCTCGTGTCGGCTCCCGCATGGCTTCGCTAGCGGACCTGGCTTTTGCTTTTTGGGCTTCTTCGCGCGAACCGCGATACATCACTATGTTCGAAACGGCAACGGCAACGGGCTTCCCGGATTCGTCGGTCCCCAACAGGTGTAGTTCGGCTCGCCTTGCCGGGCTTGATTCTTCGAGCGGCTCAAAGACGTAGCCACCCTCTTCTCTGCGTGCAATTCTTCCGAATACCAATTCGGGGGACGAAATGGCCAAGTAGCGCGAAGATGGGGACAGCTCGTCGCCCGCGTTTTCGTGTCCATACGTGTTGATCAACATCGCCTTGTTCGTCGCCCTAGATCGATCGATGAGGTCTTTGATGTCCTCGAAATATCCGTTACCCACGATGAAAACCGAGTCGTCGGTTTCTACTATCTGTCCGTCCTTCTTGCCGTCGCCGTACACCGTGTCAACTTGACCTTCGTAGTAGTTGTAAATAAAATATTGGGCTTTGTAGCTCGACAAAGGCCTAATGTTCCCCAATCGTGATTCGATTTCGTGCTCAACCTCCCACGGTTTCGGATACGAATCGCCGACACCG